GGGGGCGCCTTCATCGAGCCGGAGCCGAAGCTGCGCTCCCTGACCGACACGGACCACATGGTGTCGCTGAAGATCGGCGGCGAGTGGAAGCACTCCATAGCGATCGACTACTGAGCGGAAGGTCAGGACGCGCCCCCCGGGATCTCCCGGGGGCTTTCTTCACGCCCCCACATGCATCGGTAGCAAAGCTAACTATATGCGGACGAATCCCCACCACCCCACACCACGCGCCCCCGCATCGCTTCCGTAAAACCGTCAACGCCCGTACCATGCGATCAACCGTCCGTTTAACGGACATGCGCGCCCGGTGCGTGGAACAAACGGGAGGTGGACGTCATCGCAGCGACAACCACCACCCCAACCCGCACCCAACCCGCCAACCCCCCCTGGCGACGGGCGCGCAAAGCCTTCGGGACAGCGGTGACCCGAAGCACGACGATGGCCAGCGCGGCGAGGCACCGACTACGGCGCCCCGCACTGGTCATCGGCGGCCTCGGCTGCACCGACGCCTCCGCGTGGCACACCTTCGGCCTCGGCGCCGGACTCCTCGCACTCGGCATCAGCCTCTGGATCTTCGAACTCATCGCCGAAGACGACCAGTGAAGTCGCCCCTCGGCACGCTCCTACGCCTACGCAACCAGACGAAACCCCCCATCCCCCTCGACAACGGCCGCGCCTTCGGCCGCGGACTCGCCTTCAACCTCGGCAACGGACGCCAAGACGCCGAAACCTTCATGCGGCAATACGGCATCTCAGGCACCGTATTCGGCATCGTCTCCCTACTCGCCGAATCCACCGCGACACCCCCCTGGCACCTGTACAAGAAACAGCCGGTCGACGGACGACGCCGCTACACCACCGGCGACCAAGGCTCCGACCAGCGCATCGAAGTCGTTCAACACGCCGCGATCCAACTCGTCAACTCACCCAACAGCTTTCACAGCGCCTTCGAGTTCCGGGAAGGCAGCCAGCAGCACGAAGAACTCACCGGGGAAACCTTCTGGGTCCTCGACATGGAAGCCGGATTCCCCACCTCCATGTGGTACGTCCGCCCCGACCGCATGGAACCCATCCCCGACCCGGAACTGTTCCTCACCGGCTGGATCTACACCGGCCCCACCGGCGAGCAGGTCCCCCTGCGCGCCGACGAAGTGATCCTCGAGAAGCGCCCCGACCCCCTCGACCCGTACCGCGGCGCGGGCCCGGTCGCGTCGATCCTGCCGAACATCCAGCAGCAGCGGTACGCCACCGAATACCAGCGGAACCTGTTCCTCAACGGCGCCGACCCGGGCGGCGTCATCACCGTCCCGAACCGGCTCGACGACGCCGCGTTCGACGAACTCATCGACCGGTGGCGCCAGTCGCACCGCGGTATCGCCCGCGCCGGCCACGTCGGGGTCCTCGAGGGCGGCGCGCAGTGGGAAGCGAACGCGCACACCAACAAAGACATGGAGTACGGGCAGCTCAGGCTCGCCAACCGCGACGAGCTGCGCGAGGCGTGGCGCATCCACAAGTCCATGATGGGCACGGCCGACGACGTGAACCGCGCGAACGCGCAGACCGCGCAGGAAGTGTTCACGGCTTGGCAGATCCTGCCGCGCCTCAACCGCAGGCGCGACACCCTGAACACGAAGCTCCTGCCGCTGTTCAACCGCGCCGACCGCACCCTCGAGTTCGACTACGAGGACCCGTCCCCGATCAACGCGGAGACCGCGGCGCAGGAACTCCTCGGCAAAGCCCAAGCCGCACAGGCCCTGGTCGCCGCCGGATACGACCAGGGCGATGTCCTGGAGACGGTCGGGCTGCCGGACATGGCCGTCGCGGAGAAGCCCACCCAGGCCCCGGCGCTCCCGCCGGGATGGGTCCCGGGCACACCGCCCGGCGCACCGCCGGCCGCGAGTCCGGCTCCGGGCCCGCAGGAGGGCGACGCGCAGCCGGGGCAGCCCGGCAACCGGGTGCGCCCCGTCACCACCATCCGCTTCGCCGCGCCGGCGCAGCCGGACCAGGACCTCGCGCAAGTCGACCAGCAGTGGAAGACCGCCGTCACCGCCCTCACCGCCGCATACCTCGCACACATCATCCCCGCACAACGCCAGGAACTCCTCGGCCAGATCCGGCGCCTGCTCGACACTGGGAACACCGCCGGGCTCGCCGCGCTCACCGTGAACTCCGCAGCCGGCGCCGCCCTCATCCTCGACGCGATGACCTCCATGGCGCAGACCGCCGCGAAGACCGCCGCGGCGCAAGCCGCCAGGCAGGGCGCGACCGGCGTCAACCCGCGCCAGCCCGACCCCGCCACCGTGAACCGCATCGCCGCCACCACCGCGGCCCTGCAAGCCGCGCAACTCGCCCTGTCCGCCGGCAGCGAGGCATCACGCGTCGCCGCCCCCGGCGCCACCGGGCAGCAGGTCGCCGAGAAAGTCCAGGCGTTCCTCGAGACGCTGACCGACCCGTCGCTGACCGGCCGGCTCCCGGGCGCGCTGTCGGCCGCGCAGAACACCGCGCGCATCGCCACGTTCACCGCGGGGCCGCGCTGCGAGCTCGCGGCCAGCGAACTGCACGACACCAACTCGTGCGACCCCTGCGACGAGATCGACGGGCATGTCTTCGGGTACTCCGACGACCCCGGCGCCGTCGCCGCCGCCCAGGCCGCGTACCCGGCCGGCGGGTACATCGCGTGCGACGGCGGCGACCGGTGCCGCGGCACCGTCATGGCCGACTACGCCCCCGCAGCGACCACCGTGCCGGCCGCGGCGTGGAGCTCGCCGCTGGTGGACGCGCGGCCGTTGCCGACGCTCCCGGAGCGCGACTTCAAGCCGGTCGCCCAGTTCCTGCTCCACTCGCTCAACGGCCACTCCCGAGGAGCCAGCGTATGAATCCCAATGAGCTGCGGGCGCGCTTCCGGAACCTGGTGTCCGCGAAACCGCGCCCGTGGTACCGCGTGGCCAACCAGGCCGCCGGCCCGACGCAGATCCACATCTACAACGACATCGGGCTCGGCGGCATGACCGCCGAGGACCTCGTAGACGACCTCTCGAAGATCAACGGGCCGGTGGAGCTGCGCCTGAACTCCGGCGGAGGCGAGATCTTCGAGGGCATCGCGATCTACAACGCCCTGTGCGCACGGGACGTCGCCGTCTATATCGACGGTCTCGCCGGGTCGGCCGCGTCGTTCATCGCGATGGCCGCCAGTCCCGGGAAGCTGTTCATGGCGAAGACCGCCACGATGATGATCCACGACGGTCAGGCCATCGCGATGGGCAACGCCTCCGAACTCACCTCCATGGTGAACGTCCTGGAGCGCGAATCGCAGAAGATCGCCGCGATCTACGCCGACCGGTCCGGCAAGGACGCCGCCTATTTCCGGGGCAAGATGCAGGCCGAGACCTGGTACAACGCGGAGGAAGCCCTCGCTGAGGGCCTGATCGATGTGATCTTCGATCCGCGCACGGGCCAAGACGCCGCAACCCCGGCGCGCGCTGCGGCCGCCGCGGCGCCCGGCGTCCTGGTCAACGCCGCCACCAAGGCCACCCCCGCGCCCCCCGAAGGCGACACCCCCATCGGCGACGGCTGGGTCACCGGCGCCGACGGCAACGACCGGTACGACCCCGACGGCAACGGCGACGACGACTCCACCGCCGCAGGCGACACCGACAACTCCCACCACGACGCCGACGGCAAACAGACCAAGGTCATCCCGCCCAAGCCGAAGAAGAAGACCGCGGAACCGGCCGACGGCACTCCGGTGGTCGTGCAAGACACCCCCGTCACCCCGGTCCTGAACGCGGCGTCCGTCGACACCTCCGACTGGGACGCCGCCAAGGCCTGGCACAACGGCTCCGAAGCCGACGACCCCGCAGCGTTCTACGGCGGAATCTGCGCCGGAAAGAAGTCCGGCGACCCGTCCACGCAGGCCGCGTGGGCACTGCCGTACAAATACACCCCCTCCTCGCCGCCCAACGCGGCCGGGGTGCGCAACGCGCTCGCACGCCTGTCCCAAACCCAGGGCCTCATCAACAAGACCGAGGCCGGCGACACGCTCGAAGCCGCGATGAGGAAGGTCAACCCGGACTACAAGCCCGGCGACCAGGTAGAGCCCGGCCTGCTGTCCGCAGTGCTGACCGAACTTGTGAGAGGTGGCAGCAGATGAGCCCGACGATGAAAGTCCCGACCGACTCAGCCGGGATCATGGAACTGCTCAACGACGAGAAGGCGCTCCAGGCGCGGTTCACCGAGCAGGCGGTGAAGAACGGCGACACCAAGGAATTCCTCGACGCCTACGCCAAGATGTACGTCAAGAACAACGCCGGCGCCGTCGACGAAGTCCGCGACCAGGTCCAGTCCGTGATCTTCGATCTCGTGCGCGACAACGGCGCCAAGCGCGGCCCCAAGCTCGGCGTCAGCATGGGCAACGGCGGCCCCGAACTCACCGTCGACGGACAGGCCCGCGTCTCCAAGGGCCGCGGCGCCGTCTACAACAAGGCCTCGGCCGGCGCGCAGCTCGAACGGGCGTACAAGCCCGTCGACCGGTTCAACTCGGTCGGCGAATACTGCAAGGCGATCTTCGAGCTGCGGTCGCCGTCCACGCGCTCGGACCGCGAGGAGATCATCCGGAAGCTCGACAACGTCCGGACGTTCCAGAACTCGTTCTCCTCCGAAGAGCCCGGCGCCGGCGGCTTCCTCATCCCGGAGATCATGCGGTCCGAGCTGTTCCAGCTCGCCCTCGAGGAGTCGATCGTCCGCAACCGGGCGACCGTCATCCCCATGTCCACGCTGCGCGTCCCGATCCCCACCGTCGACGACACCTCCCACGCCACCAGCGTGTTCGGCGGCATCGTCTTCTACTGGACCGAAGAAGCAGCCGCGATGACCGAGTCGCAGGCCACGTTCGGCCGCGTCACCCTCGATGCCAAGAAGTTGACAGGGTTCTTTAAAGTCCCGGCCGAGCTCCTCGACGACGCACCCGCGTTCGGCGCCTGGTTCGACGAGCGCGTCCCCGCCGGCCTCGCATGGTTCGAAGACATCTCGTTCATGACCGAGACCGGCGCGGGAACCCCGCAGGGGTTCATCAACTGCCCCGCGTCCATCGCCGTCACGAAGCAGTCCGGGCAGACCACCGGCACCATCGTGTGGGAGAACATCGTCGGCATGTACTCCCGCATGCTCCCCACGTCGCTCAAGAACGCCGTGTGGATCTGCTCCATCGACACCTTCCCTCAGTTGGCCACGATGGCGCTGTCGGTGGGTACCGGCGGCGGACCGGTCTGGATCGGCGGCTGGTCGCAGCCCGGCTCCGAGATGCCCCCGATGACGATCCTCGGGCGCCCGGTGATCTTCACCGAGAAGTGCCCGGCCCTCAGCACGACCGGAGACATCAACTTCGTCGACCTCTCCTACTACCTCATCGGCGACCGCCAGCAGGTGCGAGTCGACTCCAGTGAGCACTTCCTCTTCCAGAATAACCAAGTTGCTTATCGTTTGATCAGTCGCGTCGACGGCCGTCCGTGGCTGAACAGCGCTCTGACCCCGCACAACAACGGACCCTCTTTGAGTCCGTTCGTTCAATTGCAGACTCGGTAAGCCGCTTTCGCGCTCCGAAACCCGCGCGGAATCTTCTAGAAGGAGTAGAGCGTGAAGCAGCGGCAGATCCAGATGGCCGAGATCACCCCGAAGCTGGTGCGGGAGGCCTTGAAGAAGGGCGAGCGCATCATCGTGTTCGAGGGTGGTGAGCCGGTGGCGCTGGTGAGCGGGGCGTCGGCGGAGCTCGCGCGGCACCGGGATTTCTTCGTGCACTACCCGCATGACGCGTCGGAGTGCTTCGGCACCTGTTGGCGGCACGACGGTGCGGCGGAGAAGGACGGTGCGGCGTCTCCCGACGCCGTGGCCGAGGAGCTCGTGCCGGAGGGTGCGGGCGTCTGATCCAGCTAGGGGCGCGCCCCGGCCGTAATCCTGCGGTTGGGCCACACGCCCCGAGTGAGCAACCCGGCAGTGACGCCCCGGGCCAAGACCAGAGTCGAGTTCCAGGAGGTGGCCAGCCATGGCTGGTATGAGGGGTCTAGGGCGCGCCTACGACGTCGCGCCGATCGCGAGCGGGCAGTACATCAGCATGCGCCAGTGCTCGGCGGTGGCTTTCATCTGCACCGGCGCCGACACGTTCACTGTCCGGGAGGCGAAGACCAGTTCCGGCGGCAGCGTGCAGAACCTGGGAAACGTGATCTCGCAGTACTACCAGAACACGGCCACGAACGGCACTGCCGGGTGGACGACGGTGACGCAGGCTGCCGGATTCGCGGTGACGCAGGCGGGCGCGTACACGACGGTCATCGAGGTGCTGGCGCCGATGCTGGACGACGGCTTCGACTACGTCTACTGCCATGCCGCGTCGGCGGGCCTGGTGATCGCGCTGCCGCATGATCTGACGGTGCAGCGCAAGCCGGACAACCTCACGATCCTGGTGGCGTGAAATGCCCGACTTCATTCAGGGTTCGCAGCTGCGCAGGCTGGCGCTCGGCAGTCAGGTCATCAACGGGCCGTTCACGCCGCCGGCTTCCGGGTCGTCTTCGACGCTGTTCACCGTGGCGGGAGGGGCGGTGCTCGTCACCTCTCTCCTGGGCAGGGTGACGACGGCGCTTTCGGGCACGACGGGTGCGATCTCGCTCGGGTCGCATCCCACCGTGGGTACCGATGAGCCTGCGGGTATCGCGACCGCCGGGGTGGTCGGGGGCGCGGAGATCGGCACGTGGGTCGGTCCGGTCGCCGCGTCCACCGGGTTGGCGGGCGCGCTGACGGCGAACATCGTGGCGGGCAACACGGTGTATGCCACTGCTCCGTTCGTGGTGAATGCGGGCACGATCGAGGTGAAGACCACAGTGGCGACCATGACGGGCGCTATCACGTGGTATCTGACGTATGTTCCGTTGGATACGGGGGCATCTGTCTCGTGACCTGCGAATGCGTGGTACAGCGCGCTGCGGCGGATCTTCCGCAGTCCACCACCGAGACGCTATTCACCGTCTCGGGGGGCAATGTGCTCCTGAAGGCTTTGATCGCCACGGTGACGGCCGATGTCGAGTCTTCTGACGGCGATGAGTCCACCGTGTCGCCGAGCCTTGGCGGTTCATTCTCTTTCGAGAGCGATGTGGCTGGCACGATCCGCGTGGGGATGACCCACGCTGTGACTGCATCGGATGTCACGTGGGATTACAGTCCGTCCCTGACGGGTCAGGTGCGGTGGACGCTGGTGTACGTCGCGTTGGATCCTGGCGCATTCGTGGCTGCGGCCTGAGAGAGGGGTTGGCGGCGGTGTGGGATTGCGTCAAGTGCGGCTGCAAGTGCATCGCCGCTGGTCTCGATGTGTGTCCGATGTGTTTTAGGGAGCGTGGAATGCCGAAGTCGACAGTGGGTGGAGCGTCGAACGCGTGGGAGCAGCCGGACCCTGAGCCGGAGGCGCCGCCGGTCGTGGCGGCCGCTCCGGAGCCGGATGTGGAACCGCAGGCCAGCGCGCCGGAGAGCGCGCCGGAGTCCGACGCGGCCCCGGACGCGCAGCCCGAGCCGGAAGCCGAGCCCGAGCCCGAGGCGGACGCGGCACCCGCGTCCGCACCGAAGGCCGCGTCCAGGCGCGCGGCCAAGAAGACCACCGCAGCCGCGAGCGCCCCGGAGCTCGACGCCCCGGCGACGCCCGCGGTACAGGAAGGCGAGACACCGTGACCGAGACAACCCCCGAGACCACCGCCGCGCCGGTTCCGGCGTCCTCCGTCAGCCCGACGCCGCGCCCGACCGTCACCCCCGGCGACTGGTCGGAAGACGTGATCGGGTTCGTCGCGCGCGAGTACAACGCGATGGTCGGCGAGATCGAGAAGCTGTCCGCGCACATCCTGCACCTCGGCGGCGACCCGAAGGACGCGGTCGCGCCGGCCGAGGCCGAGGCTCCCGCCAAGCAGGAGTAGTCCATGGCCGGGGGTGGGGTGACCGGCTGGGACCTCTACAGCACGCTGGTGCAGCAGTCGGAGTACATCACCTACTACAAGTCGCAGCCGCCCACGAACTGCCCTTTCGACGGGGAACCGTTGCGGATCGGTCCGGCGACGACGCCGGGGATCTTGTACTGCCCGTGGGGTAACTTCCAGTACCCGCGTGATTGGGATCCTGAGACGATGTCAGGCATGTGATCATGGAGGAGGATCGAGGATGACTGTCACCCGGCCGACGACGGCCGTCGACGCGAACGTGGCGTCGAGCGGTACGAACACGACGTTGTTCGCCGCGGCGTCCGGCGCGAACGGTCGTACGATCTTCAACGACTCCACCGCGGTCCTGTACGTCAAGTTCGGGGCGACCGCCTCCACCACCTCCTACACCGTGCAGATGGCCGCGGGCGCCTACTACGAGTTCCCGCAGCCGACCTTCGCGGGTCAGGTCGACGGGATCTGGGCGTCGGCCAACGGGTCCGCGCGAACGACGGCGTGGTGATCTGATGCCCCTCTACCCGCCAGGCGGCTCGAGCGGCGGTTCGACGTCCGCAGCGCAGTTCTCCGTGGTCGCGAAGGGCGCGAAGGGCGACGGGAAACTGTCGAACACCGGTGCGACGAACGGCACCGCGACGGTCACGATCGGCGAGTCGGTCCTGACGTCCGCGGACGTCGGCAAGATCGTCATGGTGAAAAACGCGCTGAACACCCAGTCGACCTCCGGGCAGACCACGTCCGTCGGCACGATCACCACGGTCAACAGCGGCACCTCGTTCACCGCGACCTGGAACACCACCCCCAGCCGCACCACCACCGGACTGCAGGTCCTGTGGGCGAGCGACGACACCGTCGCGATCCAGGCCGCGATCGCCGCCGCGTTCACCTACGGGCAGGCGCACGGGCTCGCCGAGGTGTTCCTGCCGTCCCCGGCCGGCCTGTTCTACGGTGTCGGCGGCGCGCTGCTGACGACTGACGGCACGAACGCGGTGTACAACTCGCAGCTGACGATCCCGGTCAACGCGGAGGCGAACACCGGGGTCACGCTGGTGTTCCGCGGGGTGGGCGACGGCGGCCAGACCCGGTATTGGAACACGAGCTCGCCGGCGTTCGCCGGTTCCCCGATCGTGTCGTTCGGGGTGTTCACCGGGAGCAGCCCGCAGACCACGAGCATCAACAACGCGGGCAACCCGTCGGTGATCGGCGGTCCGACGGGCAAAAACGGGTACGGGGTGGGGACTCCGACACCCCTGTACTCGAATGTGTGTGTCGTGTTCGAGGACATGTCGATCCTGACGACGCATTCGAACTCCGGCTGGACGTACAGCGCGGCGAACATGTTCGGCGTCGCCCGGTTCCACGCCCGCGACTTCACCTACGGCACCGTCGGCGTCGTCGAGCTGTACAACAGCAACAGTGGTGACTTCCAGGACGTCGACCTGCTGTCCGGGGGGCTGTCGCTCGGGCTGCTGATGCCGTCGAACGGCAACAACGCCTCCTCCTACCTGAACAACGTGGTGTGCAACGGCGGCTACACGTACGCGCTGCTCGCCACCGAGCACGTCGTCGGCAACCAGGTGACGATCCTGTACTGCTGGTCCGGGATCTGCCCCTGCGGCTCCTACACAGACTCCGGGTCGAACCCGGTCTCCGCGCTCCACGCGATGTGGTTCGACCAGCTGTGCATCGAAGCGTGCTCCTACCACGTCAACATCTTCGGCGCGGGCGCGTCGGGCATCGGGCCGATCGTGCACTTCGTGATCGACAGCGAGGGCGCGATCGAGATGCGGGACAACCCGAACGACGGCACCGGCCTCGGCGCCGCGACCGGCGAGATCCGGCTGACCGGGTCCACCTCGGCGCCGTCGCTGACGTTCCCGACCGGGATCCGGATCATCCGCGAGCAGGTCGCCCCCGGCGTGGCGGGGTCGCCTCCGGCGCTCGTGGCGAACACCGCGGTGTACAACGTGCTGCACCGGCCGGCGACGCTGTATCTGACCGGCGGCACGTTCCTCACGACGATCCAGGTGAGCGGCCTGGCGGGTGGGGCGTCGAACCCGAGTGTGGCGACGGTCGCGGACTTCACCGGCGCCGGGACGATCGCGACGCCGTTCCCGGTGCGGCTCGGCCCGGGCGCGTGGATCAAGGTCAACACGTCCAGCGGCACCGCCGTGCCGACCGCCGTATGGGTCCTGGACTGAGGGGGCCATCATGGTGATCTACCGGCCGTGCTACTGCACCCGCGAGTCCGTCAAGCGCGCCCTGGACATGAAGCTCACGGCGCGCAACGACTGGCAGGTCGACGACGCCATCCAGGCCGGCTCGGAGTTCGTGGACAAGTTCCTGCACCGGGTGTTCTATCCGATGATCGATACCAGGTGGGTGGACTGGCCGAACTTCCAGGCCGCGTACCCGTGGACCGTCTACCTGGACGCGGCGGAGCTCGCGGACGTGACGGTGAACGTCCCGGTGGTCACTTCGGGCGGGAACGTCATCGCGAACAGCGACATCTTCTGGGGCAACCCCCGCTACACGCCGCCGTACACCTACTTCGAGCTGAACCGGGCTTCCTCGGCGTCGTTCGGGCAGGGGCCCACGCCGCAACGCGACATCGCGATCACCGGGACGTACGGGTACTGGATCGAGACCGCGCCGGGCGGCACCCTCGCCGCGGCGGTGTCCACGACGGGCGCGACCGCGATCACGGTGACCGGGGCGTGCACCGCGACCGTCGGGGTGGGCGACAACGTCCTGATCGGCGCCGAGCGCATGCTGATTATCGACAAGGCGATGGCCGACACCGGCCAAGCCCAGGTGTCCGGGCTGAGCACGGCGGCCACGAACGACGTGCTGCTCGGCGTCACCAACGGGACGGCCTATGCGAACGGGGAGATCCTGCAGCTCGACGCCGAGCAGCTCCTGGTCACCTCGATCGCCGGGAACACGCTGACGGTGATCCGGTCGTGGAACGGCACCGTCCTTGCCGCGCATGCGGGCGCGGAGGTTTACGGGCTGCGCACCCTGACCGTGCAGCGCGCGGCCCTCGGGACGACGGCGGCCACGTATGCGAACGGGACCGCGCTCGCGCTGCACGTCAATCCGCGCCTGGTGGCGCAGCTCACCCGCGCCTATGCGATCGACGAGGTGATGCAGGAGCTCGGCGCCTACTCCCGCACCCAGGGCTCGGGGCCGGCGAAGCAGGGCGAGATCGGCCTGGGCATCCCGGGCCTGGCGCAGCGCTGCTACGACTCGTACGCGCGCAGCGCCCGCTCGAGGGTGGTGTGATGGACTTCACCGAGTTGCTGGACGCGCTGGTCTCGCATGCGCAGGCCGTCGGCGGGTTCGCGTCCGTGAACGGGCATCAGCCGCCGTCGGTCACCGTGGCCGGGGTGACGTGCGGGATATGGGTGCAGCGGATGTTCCCGATCCCGACGCTCTCCGGGCTGAGTGTCACGAGCATGGAGGCGCTGTTCAACGTGCGGTTGTACACCTCCGCGCTGCAGCAGCCGTACGACGCGATCGACCCGGAGATGATGAACGCCACCTCCACGCTGCTCGCGGCCTACTCGAAGGATTTCCAGCTCGGCGGCGACGTCATGGAGGTGGATCTCCTCGGCCAGTACGGGCCTTCGATGGCGGCGGCGGCCGGGTATATGGACAACGACGGGACGACGCTGCGGACGATGACGATCCAGCTCCCGCTGATCGTCGCGGACCTGTGGACGCAGGGGGGATCATGAGCGTCTCCTACTCGGGTCCGGTGTTCGACGGGTCGGCGGAACCGATGATCGAACGCATGATCGAAGAGGTGCGGTCGACGGTCGCGGATCAGGCGATGGTGGAGTGGGAGTCGAACATGGAGTCCCGTATCCGCCACTCCGGACCGGTCTACCAGACGTTCGCGCACGTCAAGGAAGACGGCGACGAGACGCTGGTGAACGACGGGTGGGGGGAGACCAACGAACTGCCGTACGGGCCGTGGCTCGAGGGTGTCGGGTCCCGCAACTCGCCGGTCACGGTCTTCCCCGGCTACCACTCGCTGGGCGACGCGTACGAGGCGACACTGGAGCAGGTGGATGAACTGGTCGAACCGGTCGTCGAGGATTGGGTAGGGAAGATCAATGACTGAGCCTGAAGGCGAGATGCTCCCGGCCGTGCCGGACGTCGCGATCCTGCGGCTGCGCCCGGGCGACTTCCTCGTCGTCACGATGCACGACCCCCTCTCGGAACACGCATACAGCGAGATCGCCCGGGGTCTGAAGGAACGGTTCCCGGACAATCCCGCGCTCCTGCTCGAGGGCGCCACCCTGTCCGTTCTGCGAAAGGAGGGCTGACCTGTGGCCAAATCGAGTGGTCTCGGCGATTTCCTGTGGCTCTCCGGCGTCGACCTGTCCTCCGACACCATGTCCGGGAAGGTCTCCGGCAGCGTGGCGCTGCTGGACTTCACCGGCATCAACAACCTCGCGTTCGTACGCCAGGGCGGCCAGCGCTCGGCCAGCATCGACTGGGTGTCCTACTTCGATAGCGCCGTCTCCCACCCGGTCCTGTCCGCGCTGCCCACCAGCGACGTCCTGGGCACGTACGTGACGAACCTCGGCTCGGCCACCCCGGCGATCGGGAACCCGGCGTTCTGCATGCAGGGCCTGCAGTTGAACTACGACCCCACCAGAACGACGGCCGGCGCGCTGACGTTCGCGGTCACGGCCGACTCCGACAACTACGGCGGCGAGTGGGGCGCGCTGCTCACGCCGGGGGCGCGCACGGACAGCGCGGCCACGAACGGCGCGAGCTTCGACGGCGCGGGCGGCTTCACCACTCCTGCGGTGCCGTTGACGACGGTGCCGGTGCAGAACACCTCCGCGCTGCCCTACACGGTGGTGGTCAGCGCGGGCACGGTGACGCTGGTGACGGTCAACGGGGTGACGGTCGGCGCCGGCGACGGCACCTACACGGTTCCGGCGGGCGCGTCGATCGCGATCACTTTCTCGGTGGCTCCGACGTGGACGTGGACGGCCGCGCCCGGCGCGTTCGGGGTGCAGGCGTATCTGCACGTGCTCGGTTTCACCGGGACGGATGCGACGGTCACGGTGCAGCACTCGGCGGACAACTCGACGTGGGCGACGCTGGTCGCGTTCGCGCAGACCACCTCCGGGCCCGGCTACCAGCGGGTGGCTACCGGCAACACGGCGACGGTCAACCGGTATACGCGCGCCATCACGACGACGTCGGGCGGCTTCAGCAGCCTCAAGTTCGGCGTGGCGCTGGTCAGGAATCCGATCGCGGCCCAGGTGTTCTAGGGAGAGGTGGTGGCGTGATGCAGGAGCTTCCGATGGTGCAGAGCGTCGACGGCGGCCGCCTGGTGCCGCGGGGGCGCCCGTCGCAGTGGCAGACGTTCTCCGTGCACCGGCCGCTCGCGACGCACTGGCGGCCGGCTACGTGCGAGGAGGTGGCGTGCCCGGATTTCCTGCGCGGCTGGCGGCTGCGGGTGGAGGGCCTGGATCCGAGGGACGTGCATCTCGCGACGCACTGCGGGCGCTCCTTTCAGCGTGTCGAGGGCGGCCCCGGTGAGACGTGGCTGATCTTCAAGGCGGGTCAGGCGTGCTTCCAGGCGGCGCGGCACGTGAAGCAGCTGGAGCGCCCGGAGCTGTACGTGCTCCGCGGTGGGGATTGGCGGCAGTTGGGGGAGCCGCAGAAGCTCTCGCCGGAGTCGTGGCTCGACTCGTTCGGGGAGAACCAGGAAAAACTCCACGACGCTAAAGAAAGAGGCTGACACCAATGGCAAAAGCCAGCGGAATTTCATGGACCACGTTCAGCGTGGACGATGCCACGAACACGCAGCAGGCGATCGTGGACGACATCACCGACGTGAAGATCGCCACACCGCGCGCGGTCCAGGACATCACGGGCATGGACAAGGCCGCGATCCAGCGGCTGCTCCTGCTCGCGGACCTCACCCTGACGATGAACGGCGTGTTCAACGGCTCCGCGAACATGAGCCACGCGGTCTTCAGCACGATCTCATCCACCTCGGTCAGCCGGCTGGTGACGATGGTCGTCAACGCCAAGACCCTCGCGCCGACCGTCGTGCTCACCGACTACCCGCTGACCCGCGCGACGGGTGGCGCGCTGACGTGGTCGGTGCCCGGGTCGCTCAGCTCGGGCACCGCGCCCCTGTGGTCGTAAGGAGTCTCGTATGGGCGGTTTCCGGCTGGAGCCGAAGCAGTACAACCTGACCTTCGAGGACCCGGCGCTCGACCGCCTCGAGGTGAAGCTCACCGGGATGAGCATGGACGAGGCGCTCGACTACGACCTCGCGCGCCTGGCCGCGTGGGACGGCGTCGAGCGCAACGCGGAGCGCACCCGCGCGGTCGCGGAGACCATCGCCGCGCACCTGGTGAGCTGGAGCCTGGTCGAGGAGGACGGCTCGCCGACGCCGCTCACGGCGAAGGGCCTGCTCTCGCACGACCCGGAGGTCCAGCACGCCATCGCTCTCGCGTACGCGCTCGCCGTACGGGGGGTACCGGTCCCTTTGGGCAGCGGATCGACGAATGGCGCGGGGGTGGACTCACTGCCGACGGAGACGTTGCCCGCGAGCCCGTAGAGCACCGCAACGCGGCGCTGATGCTGGCGCTGTGCGACCGGTTCCACAAGCTGCCCAGCGAGATCCTGGCCGAGGACGCGTCGCTGTTCCAGATGCTCGCTATCGTCGAGAGGGGGAAACCTCAGCATGGCGAATATTATTGAGATCCGGGTCAAAACGGTCAACGATACCGCCGAGGGGCTCGACGCCGCCCGGGCGGACGCGGCTGCGGCGGCGGAGGAGATCGCGGCGAGTTTCCAGGCGGCGGGCGCGGACGGCGGGGCGCGGTACGCGACTGGGCTGCGGGATGCGACCGCGGATCTCGGGACGGTGGTGGCGGCGCAGATCGCGCCGGAGATCGAGGACACGATCGGGGATTCCGGGCGCGCCTCCGGGGCCGCGTTCACTTCGGCGTTCTCCGGGGAGCTCGCCTCCGGGCTGAGCAGCACGGGGGTGTTCGGCGGGTCGGTCGGCGACATGATCGGGAAGGAGGGGGATCCGGCGGGCAGGGAGTTCAGCGCCGCGTTCAGCCAGTCCGCGAAGGACGGCCTGCTCAGCTCGACGCTCGCCGCGGCGCTCGCGCCTGAGGGCGACGTCGGCGACCAGATGGTGCAGGACGCGGAGAAGACCGGGAAGAAAGCCGGCGAGGACGCGGGCAACGCGGCCGGAGACGGGATGGCGCCGTTGATGCTGGCGGCGATCGGGGGCGTCGCGGCGCTCGGCGCGCCCCTGCTGCTGACCGGGCTCGGAGGGGCGTTCGTCGGGGTCGCGGCGATGGCGTTGAAGTCGAACGCGGTGATCGCGGCGGACTACACGCAGCTCGGGAAGAACGCCGAGGCGGCCATCAAGCAGGCCGCCGCGCCGCTGGCGGGGGACCTGAACGTGGGGCTCGACACGCTCGACGGCACCGTGAAGGCGTTGCAGCCGCAGCTCGACAGCCTGTTCGCGAACGTGGGGCCGGATATCACGCAGGTCGCGGACGGGGTGTCCGCGTTCGCCACCGGGGTGCTGCCGGGGGTGTCGCGCGCTTTGGGTTCGAGCCAGGTGATCGTGCGGGACTTCTCGGCGTCCCTCGGGCCGCTGGGTTCGAACGTGGGCTCGTTCTTCACCGGGCTGTCCACGGACGCGTACGCGACCGGCGCGGGGATGCAGTCGGCGTTCGGGGTGATCGGGAACGCCGTCTCGACCGTCGGGAGCGTGCTGGGTTCGGCGTCGACCGCGATCAGCGCGGACCTCCTGGCGATCGACCCGGCGATCAACGGGCTGCTCACCGGGGTGCGGGCGATCGCGAGCCCGGCGACGATCGGCGCGATCGGCGGCGCGTTCGCCGCGATGAAGCTCGACCCCGCGGTGGGCAAAGGCCTGCAGTCGGTGTCGGACGGGTTCCTGAACATCGCCGCGAAAGCCGACGGCGCCGAAGGTGTCCTCGGGAAGGTCGGGGGCGCGGCCGAATCCGCGTCGGGCAGCTTCAGCACGATGGCGGACGTCATGGGCGGCCCGGCGGGCATCGCGATCGGCGCCGCCATCGGGCTGGCTTCCGGGTTGGCGGGGTCGCTGTTCAACGCGGCCAAAGCGTCGGACGCGCTCACCTTGAGCCAGCAGGGGCTGACGCAGGCGGTGGCGCAGGACCAGGGCACCGCCGGGGCTTCCACGGCCGCGTATGTGGCGCAGACGTTCGCGGCGGACGGCCTGTCGAAGAGCGCGGCGGCCGCGGGCGTGTCGACGACGACGTGGACGCAGGCGGTGCTCGGCAGTTCGAGCGCGCAGCAGAAGGTGCTGGACGCGGTCGACAAGACGAACCAGGCGACGGTGGACCAGACGTATTCCACGAACCAGGCGACGGCGAGCACCGGGAAGTTCTCCGACGAGCAGAAGGACGCCGCGGGGTTCGTGGACGGCACGGTGATCTCCACGAACCGGTTGACGACGCAGAACCAGCAGCTCGTGAACTCGCTCAACGCGCAGACCAAGCAGGTGGCGGACGCGATCTCGGCGCAGACCACCTATCAGAAGGCGATGGGCGCGCTGAGCACGACGACGGAGCTGTTCAACGCGTCGCTGACCGCGGGTGAGCGGGCGCTGGTGGCCAGTGCGCAGGCGTCGGCGTTGACGACGGTCGCGAACCTGAACCTGGGGAGCTCGAACTCGACGGTCAGCCAGTCGCTCGACAAGACGCTGATCGCGTATCAGGAGACCTCCTCGCAGGCCAGTGCCTACGGCAGTGTGCTGCAGTCGCTGAACGGGACGGCGCTGTCGGCGGCGCAGGCGCAGAACACGCTGGCGTCGGACATGGTGTCGGCGAAGAAGACGTTCGATGCGAACTCTGATTCGCTGAAGTTGAACACGGCGGCGGGCGTCTCGGACCGGCAGGCTCTGGTGGCGGCGTCTCAGGCGATCGTCGCGATGGGTGTGGCGCAGTTCCAGTCGAGCGGCAGTATGAACGACGCGAACAAGACGATCCAGCAGCAGATCACCGCGTACGTGGCGGCGACGGGCGCGACGGGGAAGGCGAAGCAGGCGATCCTGTCCTACCTGGAGTCGATCACGCAGATCCCGCCGAACGTGTCGACGACGGTGCACGCGAACACGGCGAACGCCCTGGCGGAGATCAACCAGGTCAACGGGGCGCTGCAGAACCTGATGCAGAGCTCCATCCCGGGCGCGGCAGGGCTCGCCGGGGTGGAGATCGCGCGCGCGAACCGTGCGTCGGGCGGCCCGGTGGCGGCGGCGTTCGCGGCGCAGGGCGGTTCCCAGTACGGCGGCCCCACGATGATCAACGAGCAGGGTCCGGAGCTGGTGAACCTGCCGAACGGGTCGCAGGTCATGCCGGCCGCGAACACCGCGTCGATGCTCGCGGGGTCCGGGTTCGGCGGCTTCGGGGGCGCCCAGCGGATCGAGTTGGAGTGGGTGGGCGGTGACGGGCCGTTGTTCGACGCGTTGCGGGCCGGGATCCGGGCCCGGGCCGGCGGCGGCGCCAACTCGGTGCAGCGCGCGCTCGGGCAGGTGTCCTGATGGCGGTGTTCCCGCAGGCGCCGCTCGGCGTGATGGTCGAACTGTATTTGGGGTCCTGGACTGACGTTTCGACGTACGTGTACCAGCGCGACCTGATCAGCATCACCACCGGCCGGCCGCCGCAGGCGTCGCAGGCGTCTCCGGCGCAGGCGACGCTGACGTTGAACCAGCGCGACGGCCGGTTCTCGGTGAACAACCCGCTCGGCCCCTACTACGGGACGCTGGTCCGCAACACGCCGCTGCGCCTGTCGATACCGAACTCGCTGCTGCCGTCGCCGTCGAACGCGACCTACCTGCGGCTCGAGGACGACACCGTGTCCTATGCGTCGTGCCCGGCGGCGTCCCGGATCGAGCTGACCGCGTCGTTCGAGGTGCGGATCGACGTCTCGATCCACGGCTACGGGCCGCTCGTGCTCGCCGGGATCTGGCAGGCGTCCGCGTCGGTGCCGCAGCAGCGGTCCTGGGCGCTCGTACTCACCCCGACCGGCCAGCTGGGCATGTACCTGTCCCCCGACGGCACCGGGCTCGCACAGGAGGCCAGGTCGGCGTACTCCGACCCCAACGCGCCGCTGCCACTCGGGCGCCTGGTGATCCGCGCCACGGTGAACACCGCCAACGGCGTCGTCGCGTTCTCCTACGCCCCCGCCGGGCAGATCAACGCCACTGCCTTCACGCCGCTCGGCACGACCGTCGTGTACAGCCTGACCGGGGCGTTCAACCTTTTCGCGTCCACCACCCAGCCGCTCACCGTCGGCTACGCGGGCGGCCTCGAATACGACGCCGGCGTCAGCGGGGCGCCGTTCGAGAACGCATGGCTCGGCACCCTCGGTTCGATCCACGACTTCGAGCTGCGGTCCAGCATCGGCGGCACGATCGTCGCGCAGCCCGCGTTCAACACCCAGACCGCCGGCGCCACGACCTGGACGGACTCGCCGGGCAACCCGTGGTCCCTGAACGGCAGCGCGGCACTGTCGAACCGGTCCTTCCGGTTCCACGGCGAGCTCGCGCAGATGCCGAAAGCCGCAGACCCGTCGCAGACCGATATCTACACCCAGGCCATGGCCTCCGGGGTGCTGCGCCGGCTGCAGCAGCAGCAGAGCCCGCTGAACTCGGCGATGTACCGGGCCGTGACGAACCAGGCGTCCGCCGCGGCGCTCGCCGCACCCGCGCTGGCGTATTGGCCGTGCGAGGACGGCATCGGGGCGACGCAGATCGGGTCGGCGATCTCCGGGGTGGCGGCGATGACGATCAGCGGGACGCCGCAACTGTCGAGCAGCACCGTTTTCGCGTGTTCGGACGCGCTGCCCGTGCTCGCGTCGAGCCGCTGGTCCGGGAACGTCACCGCACCCGGGGTGAGCTGGACGCAGAACCTGCTCGGGCTGCTCCTGATGGTTCCGTCCGCGGGGGAGACGAACGGCGCGCTGATCGGATCGGTGTTCACCACCGGGACGTTCGCGAGGATCGATCTGGTATATACCAGCGCGTCCTCCGGGTCGGTGGGCTTCAACTGCTACAACGCGGGCGGCACGCTGGTGGGCAGCAACAGCGTGCAGTACGAGCTCGCGGGCGCGGTCACGGTCGGGGTGAACGGGTATCCGGCGCTGATCGAGCTGAACGTCACGACCAGCGGCGCGAACGTGGTGTGCACGATCACCGCGCGGGTTCCGCTCAGCGGGGAGGTGACGTCCGCGAACGCGTCCGCGACCGGCACCGTCGGCGCCGTCACGCGGGTGATGGTCAACTCGAACGGCACGCTCGCGAACAGCGTCGTCGGGCATGTGTTCGTCGCGAACGCGGCCGACAACAGCGTCCTGCTCACGGGCCCCGGCTACGGGCCGCTCGGTGCGTGGCTCGGGGAGCCGGCCGGTTCCAGGGTGCAGCGGCTGTGCATCGAGGAGGGAATCGGGCAGCGGATCTACGGGCACCCCGGGCTCACGGCGCCGATGGGCACGCAGACCCTGCAGACACTCGCGCAGCTGCTGCAGGAGTGCGAGACCACCGACCGCGGGATGATGAACGAACCGGTCTCCAGCATCGGGATCGGCTACCGGACGCTCACGTCCCTGTACAGCCAGGCCGCGACGGCCAGCGCGTCGTTCACGTCTGCCGCGGTGGCCGCGGGGTTCTCCTCGATCGTGGACGACCTGCTGACGATCAACGATGTGACCGCGACGAACATCGACGGGTCCTCCGCCCGCCAATACCTGCCTTCCGGGCCGATGTCGGTGCTGGCCCCCCCGGCGGGGATCGGCCGCGTGGATACGCAGGTGCAGGTGAACGCGGCGTCCGACACGCAGCTGCAGGGCGTGGCGCAGTGGATCCTGCACACCACGACCGATCCGCACGACCGGTTCCCGGCGATCCCGTTCGACATGGCCAGGTCGCAGACCCCGGCGGCGATCCCGCTGCTGAAGGTCGGGGACGTCCTGGCGGTCACGTCGCCGCCGTCGTGGATCCAGTACGACGAGATCGACCAGGTGTGCGCCGGGTTCACCGAGACTCTGGGGCCGTTCGGGGTGTGGCAGATCGGGGTGAACGCCATCCCCGCGTACCCGTACGCGATCTTCTCGGTCGCGCCGGCCGTGTCGGGTGCGGCGTCGTTCGCTGGCGGGGGTCCGTTCGCGACGCATGTGGACACGGACGGTACGACGCTGACGTCGAACGTCAACTCCACCGCGGGCGCCTTGTCGTTCACGACGGCGGCGGTGGGGATGCCGGTGTGGACGACGAACCCGGTCGACTTCCCGTTCGACGTCGGGATCGGCGGTGAGCGGATCACCGTGGTCGGGCCCGGGGCGTGCCTGGGGACGGATCCGTTCCAGGCCGGCGGGATCACGGACTACAGCGGGCAGTCGGCGGCGGTCTCCGTGTCGGGGACGCACGGCGCGCCGCCGGTCGCGAACGGCTACTCGACCAACGCGATCCTCGTCGCGCCGGCCGGGTCGCCGGCGACGTCCGCGTCGGTCGTGGGGGTGGGCAGCGGCGCCGGGACGGTGACCACCTCGACCGGGTACACGGTGTGGGCGTGGGTGTACAACGCGACCGGGCGCATCTATCAACTGTTCGCGAACTGGCTGCTCGGTTCCGGGTTCGTCTCGTCGTCGTTCGTCGCGGGGACCACGATTCCAGCCGGCGTGTGGACGCTGGTCACCGGGACGCTGTCGTCGCCGGCCTCGGGGGTCAATGCGGTGCAGCTCGGGATCACGGACAGCGTGTCGCCTGGTGTCGGCAACACGTTCTACGTGTGGGGTCTCAACGGCTGCGCCACCGCCGGGATCGACGCGGCGTCCCCGCAGGGCTTCACCGCGGTGCGGTCGGTCAACGGGGTCGTGAAGAGCCAGTCCGCGGGCACCGGGCTGAGCTTGTGGTATCCGCCTGTCATCGGACTCTGAGAGGGAGGCTGGCATGCCGCTTGCCGGAGAGAACGGCACCGCTTCGGTGCTCACGGTCGGGCTGCCGTACGGGCTGACGCCGGTGCTGGCGACGTCCAACGGCACCGCGACGTCCGGGACGACCGAGACGTTCGACGCGGTCTTGGGGTATCTGCAGGCGACGCTCGTTTTGGGGCACTGGTATCGGGCGGTGCTCGACGACGCGATCGGGAACGGGTCGGTCGCGGCCGACGTGTTCACGGTGCAGATCCGTAATTCGCAGTCGGCGTCGAATCCGACCGCGAGTTCGTCGCTGGTGGCGCAGACCGAGTTCTACGCTTCGGCGATCGGGACGGCGGGGCGCACGGGGCTGGTGCTGGGGGCGCCGTTCCAGTGCACGGTGGCGGGGTCGAACACGTTCGGGGTGTCGGCGACGCGCCAGAGCGGCAGCGGGGTTTTCACTCCGGTGGGGTCGCGTTGGCTTTACGTCACCGACCTGGGTGGAAACTGATGGCCGTAGATGCGGCGCCGTCGCCGGGCGATATCGGGCTCGTGCGCATCAGTGGCAGCGTGGGCGCCGGGATCCGGTTCGGGCAGTGGCTCGACGGGGACGGTTTCGAGGACTTCGAGCACGCCTTCGGGGTGGTGGGCGACGGGCAGATCGTCGAGGCCGAGGTCGGCGGTGCGCGGCTGGCCGGCCTCGAGGAGTATGCGGGGCTGCCGGTGGTGTGGCTGCGCTGCCCCGTCCCGCTGCAGGGGCCGGTGGCGGCGGCGTACCGGGAGTTGCTCGGGCGCCCGTACTCGTTCGCGGACTATGCGGCGCTCGCGGCGCACCGGCTGCGGGTTCCGGTGCCGGGGCTGCGGGGTTACATTCAGGACACGGGCCACGTGATCTGCAGTCAATTGGTGGACGAAGGGGCACGGCGCGGCGGCTGGACGCTTTTCGACGACGGACGCTGGCCGGGCTACGTCACACCAGGGTCGTTGTATAAGCTGGCTGAGGAATCGAAGGAGGTGGGATCCCCGTGACGCTGGCAGATCTCGCAGTGCTCGACGCGCACAAGGCCGGCGGCTTCGCGCCCGGCTATCCGGCTGCGGCCAAGACCTTCTACAGTCCGGTGGACGACGTCCACCAGGCGCTCCTGGACCTGATCAGATCGGCGAGCAAGTCGCTGGTGCTCGCCATGTACGGATTCGACGACGACGAGCTCGCGGCCGGCCTGCATCAGAAACTCGACGATGAGCGCTGCTTCGTGCAGATGGCGCTCGACTCCAGCCAGGCCGGTGGCGTGCACGAGCGGGCGCTGCTGGCGAAGGACGCGTTCCCGTCGAATTCGGTCGTGACCGGGCGCAGCGAGCGCGGCGCCATCATGCACATGAAACTGCTGATCATCGACGGGTTGGACGTCGTCACGGGCTCTACGAACTGGTCCGATTCCGGTGAGCGGCTGCAGGACAACCAGATGACGGTGATCCGGGATCCGTTCGTGGCCGCGGAGGCGCGCGCCCGGGTCGACATGATCCACCATTCGATGATGACGAAAGCGGCCCGGAAGTGAGCACGGCCGGCCGTAAGGCCCTGATCGCGGCGTCGATCTTCGGTTTGTGTGACGGGATGATGTCGATCCTCGGTGTGATCTTCACGTTGCGGTCGCATCCGGCGCTGGTGCCGTGGTCGGCCGCGATCGGCGGCGTCGGCGCGGGGCTGTCGATGGCGGTCGGGCAGTACGTGTCCGCGGACAACGACGACGGGGTTCCGGCGTGCCTGATGCTCGGGCTCGCCACGAGCGTCGGGTCGGTGCTGCCCGCGCTGCCTTATCTGGGGCTGCGCGGGGCTCCGGCGATCTGGAGCACGGGCGGGATCTGCTTGGTGCTGGTGTGCGTCGTGGCCGCGCTGCGCGCCGGCGGCCGGTGGCGGGGTGGGGCGCTGGTGTTCGGGTTGCTGGCCGGGGTGTTCGGTGTGACGCTCGGGTGCGCTCTGGCCGCTCCGGCGGGTGCGTGATGGTGCGGCACGGCGGGGCGCTGTGGGAGCGGCATCCGCATGTCGCGAATGATCTGTCCTTCGGCGAGCGGGCGAGCGACAAACTCAAGTTACTGATGGGTACCTGGTCGCTGCTGGGGCTCGTGGCGATGTCCATCGTGTTCTGGCTGCTGCTCGTCTCCGATCCGGGCGAGCTGCATCTGAACCTGGCCCTGTCGTGCATGGCCGCTGTTCAGGGCATCGTTTTGCAGATCGCGGCGAACCGCGGGGACCGGATCTCCGCGGAGGTGGCGCTGCATACGCAGGCGAACACCGACGAGCTGATGACGATCAACCGGCAGCAGCTCGCGATCCTGAACGAGGTGCGCCAACTGCGCGCCGAGCTCGCGGACGGTTCGGGGGCCGACGTGCCGGTAAGGCCAGGAGCCGGTGGCAACCCGGCGGAAGCGGGTTTCCCAGCAGACGGGCACGCGGTCCCGCCTGGCGCCCCCGAACCGGCCGTCGGGTCCGGCGGCGCGCCGTGAGTCCACCGGTCATCGCGGCGATCATCTCGGGCTGCTGCTCGATCGCGGCCACGGTCGGCGCGGTGGTGCTCACCGCGCGGCTGCAGACCCGGCGCATCGACGCACAGAACCGGGCGGCGCTGCAGGAGCAGACTGGGCAGATCAGGCAGCACCTGGACGGAGGAGCCTCATGACGCGAACGATGTACGACGGGATTTCCGACGATGCGGCCGCCATCGCGGCGATCCCTTCGGCGATCGGCCTGGTCGCCGGGTACGACGACGGCGACTACGCCTGGGCCGCGGCGGACTGGGACCGGTTCCCGAACTCGGTCCACGTCCACATCGCCGTGCACGCCTCGACGAACTCCGGGTCGGTGCTCGACGTCGAGAACGGCGACGCCACCCCGGCCGACGCCGTGAGCTGGGTGCTGACGCGCCGCGCCGCGGGCGCGGACCCGTCCGTGTACTGCAACCAGGGCGACCCGGACAGCGGCTGGCCTGCGGTGCGCGCGGCGTTCCAGGGGCTCGCGGTCCCGGAGCCGCACTACTGGGTCGCCGCGTACGTCTCGGACCCGTCGCGGGTTCCGGCGGTCCCGGCCGGCGCGGTGGCGTTGCAGTACTACGACTTCGGCGACTACGACGCATCCGTGGTCGTCGACTACTGGCCCGGAGTCGACGATCCGCAGGATGCGCCCCCCATGCCGCCGGTACCGCCGGTGGCGCCTGTTTCTTTCGAGGAGGATCCCATGCAGATCGAACCTGTGACCGTGCACCCGGGCGAGTACGCGCTGGTCGCCCCGTCCGGACTGGGCACGCTGGCGCTGGTCGCCGACGGCTACGGCAATCCGGCCGCCGGCGTGCGCCTCGCGATCTGGGCGGGGAGCAGCTGCACGGTCCTGGACGACGTGACCATCGGGGGCGCTTCCGGGGTGCACACGTTCGGGCACACGCTGCCGCCCGGCTGCACGGGGGTGACGGTGCGCCGCCTGGACGCGCAGGCGTACCCGGTGGGTATCGGCTTCCGCCCGTGACCCGGGCCCGGGCCGTGTAGAGAGGCGGGTGAGGGACGGTGGGCGGAATGCTGCGCAGGGTGGTGGCCGTGCTGCGGCAGCAGCCGTACGAGGCGGCGATCGGCACGGCGTCGCTGTCGGGTGTCGTGGAGACGGCGACCGGCCGCGGGTCGAACGCGCTGTCGGTCGTGATCCCGCACTGGGCTTTGCACGTGCTGGGCGCGATGGCCGTGGCGGGGGGCGCCTTGACGTTGGCCGGCCTGGTGGCGGCGGGGTTGGCGTCGGATGATGCGGCTCGGGTGGGGCCGCGGCGGCTGGAGCAGACGGGGCAGATCATGCTCTCCGGTGTGCTGGTGGCGCTCGGTGTGGGGGCCACGACGTACGGGATCAGCAGTCTCATTCCGGGTGCGATGCAGTTGGCGGTGGGGGCCGCGGCGGCGGTCCGGGCGGCCGCGATCGCGCGGATCCTGCGCACGGGTGTGCGGCAGCCGTGAGCGCCGGGAACCTGTTCGCGGACGCGGCGGCGCTGGCGGCGTTGGCGAGTGCGGCGTTCACGTGGTTCCGGGGGTGGCGTCGGCGTGACCGGGATCGGGCGGTGGCGGCGGCGACGGCGCCGTTCACGTCGGGGCGTGAGGTGGCGGATGAGGCGGAGCGGCTGCTGGCGTTGCGGGCGGCGCGGCTGGAGGAGTCGGAGCGGCGTGAGGCTCGGGCGCAGGATCGTAATGCGGAGTTGCGGGCGCAGAACAAGGCGCAGGAGTCGCAGATCAGCGAGCTGTACACGAATGTCGGGAAGTTGGCGGCGGAGAATTCGGAGTTGCGGGAGAAGTTGTCTCAGGCGCAGTCGCGTGAGCAGGCGGATCGGGCGCGGATCGGCGAGCTCGCGACGAAAGTGGAGGAGCTGTCGAAGCACATCGGGCTCGGCCAGTAGCCGGCCCTGGGTGCGCCGACGCCCCGCGCGGTGGGCGCGGGGCGTCGGTATGGGGGGCTTCCAGGGTAGCGCGGCCGGCCGACGGTCGTCGCCTGGTAGCCTGGTTGGGCGTTTGTAGGGACGCGTTGGGGCGCCCCCGTCGAGCATAGCTCCGGGGGCGTCCTGGTTTTTTGGCGGTCTACAGGTATTTGCGTACTTCTTCGATGCGCACGCGGTAGGTGGCTCCGAACTTCACTGCGCCCAGCTCACGTTGCTTGATCATGCGGTAGACGGTCATCTTCGACACGCGCATGATCGTTGCGACTTCCTGCACCGTGAGCAGCTGCACGTCGCTCAGGTCGGCGCGCGGGGCCGTGATGGCGGCGTCTCTGCGTGCGGTCGTGTGTTCCGTCATGGGCCTAGCGTATCGGAGAGCGCCCGGGAGTGCCAGGTGTGACGATTGCGTCAGGACGGCTGCGCGGTGTGCAGCTTTGCGGCGCCGGCCCGGTATGCGGCGAGCGCCGCCGGGTCGTCTTGGAGGGTCCAGTCGGCGCGTTTGCCCTGCGCGGTGCCGTAGTCGAAATACACCATCCCGATCACCCGCGGGTCGGCGCCGAGCCCGGCGAGCATCGCGGTGACCCACCCGGCTTTCTGCGGACCCTGCTCGGCGCCGGTCTCCGTGATCACCACCGGGTCCGCGGTCAGCGCGGCCACCTTCTCCTCGGTCGGCCCGAACAGGCTCGACCAGTCGTCCGCCCCCAGCGTGGAACCGGTCCAGTACCCGCTGATCCCGACCCAGTCCACATACCCTGCGCCGGGCCACCAGTCGGCCAGGTCCACCGCCGGGACCGGGTTGACCACGTTGGGGGCCCACACCCAGATCACCTCGTGCGCGCCGGCGGCGGCGAACAGGTCGTGGATGTGGCGCCACGCGGCGACGAACTGCGCGCCGGTCGCGTTCTGGGCGCCTCCGGCGCCCCAGGACATCCACGGGCCGTTGAACTCGTGGCCGAAGTCGAGCGCGACCGGGATCCCGGTGGCGGCGATCTGCTTGGCGAACGCGCGGATGTACAGGTCGTCGCGGCCCTGGGCGATCGCGGTGAGCGTGGTGTCGACGGGCTGCCAGGAGTCGAGGAGCAGCGCGTGCGCCCGCCACGCCGCGGCCGCGTCGGCGGTGTCGAAGGGGGTCCCGAAGTTCTGGAACACCTCGAGGATGTCCGGGGTGGTGCCGGTGGCGGCCGCGTAGGCGCCAAGGCCTGGGGCCGCGGCCGGGAGGGACACGCCGAGGTATTTGCCCGCGGGGTGCTCGTAGGCGCCGAGCGGGATCGGCGTGGCGGCCGCGGTAGGCGCCGTGGGGCCGAGCGGCGTGGTGGCTGCGCCTTGGGCTTTGTGCACGAGGGGCGGTGCGGGGGGTCTGGCGTGGCAGCCGGTGCACAGCACCAGCGCGGCGAGCAAGACCATGATCAGGCGTTTCACCGGTGTTCTCCTGCTTCGATCGCTTCGGCGTGTGCGGGGGGCAGCGGGGTGGGCCGGTCGAAGATCTCGATGCGTTCGCGGGTGCCCCATCCGGTGTTGCGGCAGGTCGCGATGCCGTACCAGCGCATCGCGCGCAGCACCGTGTAGGACCAGGCGACCGCGAGCGGCGCGAGGAGCCACGTCAGGATGCGGGATGCGGCGGGCTCGTCGGTGCGGGTGACGGCGAGGTACCGGGCGGTGAAGCCGTAGCCGATGCCGGACGCGATGATCCCCGAGGCGATCCACGGGACCGGGTGGCCTTCGGCCGGTGCGAGGGCGAACAGGTCGAGCAGCACGGCCATGGACGCGGTGAGCTGGACCCAGTTCAGGAAGTTCGACCAGTACGCGTACCCGGACAGCCGCAGGTACCGGAACCGCCACAGGGACCGGATCGTGGAGCCGCGCATCCACCGGCAGAACTGGCGCACGTGGTGCGACAGGTTGTTCGGCATCGCGACCAGCACGATGGCGTGCGGGTTCTGCACGGTCCGGCCGCGCATCAGGGCGTAGAGGGTGAGCATCGAGTCGTCGCTGAAGTGCACGGGCCGGCCGAGGAACGTCTCGCTGAGGTAGCCGTCGATGTTGTCGCGCACCACGGCGAACCGGTAGGCGGCCAGCGGCCCGGAGTTCACGGTGACGGCTCCGAGCCGGGATTGGGAGGCGCGGCCGACGAGCTGGATGGATACGAACCAGAGGTCGAGGATGCGGGCGAGGAGGTTGTCGCGGTCGTTCTCGGCCATCACGAGGCCCGCGACGGACTGGACGCGGGGTGAGGCGAACGGCAGGAGCAGCTGCTCGACCGCATGGGGGTCCAGGACGCCGTCGGAGTCGACGGTGAGGTAGATGTCGGCGTGATGGGCGCGGGCGACGTGGCCGTGGACCAGGCGCTTGCCCTTCCATGCGACGGTTTCCCAGATGCCGCGGACACCGGCGCGGTCGCAGGCGTGCAGGAACCATTCGGCGACGTCGGTGTAGTCGGCGAGGGGGTCGTCGGAGTCGTTGTCGACGACGTGGATGATGTCGGGGCGCCTGGTCTGGTTGATGAGGGATGCGAGGGCGCGCTGGAGGATCGCGGGGTCTTCGTTGCGGACGGGGACGGGGATCAGGATGGTGAGGGTGTCGAGGTAGCGGCGTTGCCGGGCGGTGGGGTTGTAGCGGGGTTGGCCGGCGAGTAGCGCGGTCTGCCAGACGAGGAGGAGGTAGGCGGCGAGGTAGTCGATTTCGCGGGGGTTGGTGAGGAGGTTGGTGTGGGCGATGGTCTGGGTGTGGAGGTAGCCCCAGCCGGTGAGGGCGATCAGGGCGGTGATGGTGATGATGGTGTCGGCGCGGCGCGAGTAGGTGGTCACGACGGGTCTCCGACGGGACGGTTGCGGCGGTAGGAGAGGCGGATGCCGAGCGCGGTCAGAGCGATCAGCGTCCAGGATGCGCACAGGATGAGCACGGGTCCCCCTGGTTGATGGTCGGCGGTGATGGTCGGTGGTCGGCGGTCATCGCGTCGGCCCGGTCAGCACTTCTCCCAGCCGCCGGTGAAGTCGGAGCACATTTCGGCGGACGCGATGTTGTAGCCGCCGCTGGCCGAGCCCGACTGGGTGACCGGCTGGCCGTCCCAGTCCACGACGGTCGTGCACGACACGTGGCCTGATCCGGATAGCTGGGCGGTGACGTTGTAGTACTGGGCGTCGGGGTCGAGCGGCATCGTCTTGGTGAAGGGGAGGCTGTCGGCGGAGTCGTCGGTGCCTTCGGGGCCGTAGGTGATGTCGATGCCGTCGGGTGCGTTGCCGGTGCACGCGAAGGTGACTTGGGCGACTGCGGCCGGGGTGGTCGCGGGGGGCGCCGCGGGGGCCGGGGCGGCGGGGGTCGGTGCGGTGTAGGTGGCCGAGGCGGGGGCGCTGGGGGTGGGGATGGTCGCGGTGGCCGTCGGCGGGGCGCTGGTCGTGCTGGGGGTGTTGCCGCCGGATGCCACGGCCGACACCACGATGATCGCGAACGTGCCGCAGACGAGGCCGAGGATGATTTTGCGTGCGGTGTGCTTCTTCGGTGCCTGCGGGGGCTGGTACGGGGCGCGGGTGTAGTCGGGGGTGTTCATGGTCGTCTCCAGGGTGGTCGGTGCGGACGGGTGTCGGGCGTTGCTGTAGGGGTGTTCGGGGCGCCTTACGGCGCGGGGGTGGTGAGTTCGGCCCAGTAGACGCCGCGGTCGCCGGTGACGGTGGCTCCGTGGCGGCTGGCGGTCTTGTGGATGATGGCGTAGCCGAGTCCGCCGTTCTCGCCGCGGGCCCGGCGGATGCGGGGCGCGGGCCCGGCGTCGATGACGGTGAGGCGCAGGGTCTGTCCGTAGTCGGCGAGCTCGATGATGATCTCGACGGAGCCGCGGCCGCGGGAGCAGGAGTGGAGCACGGAGTTGGTGACGAGTTCGGAGAGGATGAGGACGGCGTTGTCGGTGCGGGGGTCGCCGTGGAGGTAGCGGGCCGTGATGTGGCGGGTGAGGGCGGGGGCGTTGGTGTCGGCGGGGACGGCGAAGGTGGTGCGGTGGGTGGTGGTGGTGATGGGGGGTGTGTCGGTGACGGTCACGGCGACCTTCCGTTCGGCGTGTGCCAGGTGGCATACTCCAGGTGTAGTCCACACTCCACCGACACCGCAATCCCCCGCCGGAGGAATCCATGCGCCGAGACCAACTCGTGACCATTCTCACCCACCTGATCACCAGCGGTCACTATTTGCCGGGCGAGCTGCTGCCCGGCCAGCGCGAGCTCGCGGTGCAGTACGGCTGCTCGCGGATGACGGTGATGCGCGCCATGGGCGATCTCCAGAAAGCGGGCCTGATCACGCTGGGCCGCCGCGGGAGTGTCGTAGCCAAGCGGTAGGCTCCCGTCGGTGCGCCTCGTACGCTGCACACGTGCCTTCGGCCGGACGCACAGAGAACGCCCCCGCGGCCTGCGGGGGCGTTTTTCGTGTGTGGTCGGCGCTGTGGGTGGGGGCGGGTATCGTAGGGGGTGGGTGTGCGATTCTGACGACGAGTCATTGCACCAGGGCGGCCTCCATGATCTGGGGGTCGTCTTGCTTTTCCGGGATGGTTGTTTGGTGTTTTGGCTGGTCAACACCCCTTGTGGTACTTGTGGTAACACTGTAGTGTGGTCCCCATGACACCGACCCAGCGCCGGCGCCCCGAGTCCATCCCGGTCGACCGCGCCAAACTCACCGAAGCGCGCCGCAAGCTCGGACTGACCCAGGTGGAGCTCGCCGACCTGGCCGGGATCTCCCAGTCCTACCTCAGCGCCCTGGAGCTCGGTGAACGCCCCCGCGTCCGCCCGGCCCGCTACCGGCGCCTGTGCGACGCGCTCGGCCTGCACCCGGACGCGCTCGTGCAGCTGTAGCGCCGCCAGACAGCGGCGCGCCCAACCGCTTCGACCGGTCGGGCGCGCTGGCCCCCTCAAGACCCTTAACGCAGAGAGAGAAGGGAACCATGTTCCATCTTAGGTCCCGGAACAAGGCCGCGCACCGCGCACCCCGCACGGTCCGGGCGCCGCGCACCGTGGTGCCGATCGAGCCGGTGACGCCGCTCGGCGACGGCTTCATGCGCCAGCGCCCCTACACCGCCGTCCTGCTCGAGACGCCCCCGTCGTTGCACGTCGGGGACCGGGTGGCCGTCGCTGGCTACCGGAGTTTCCCGGGGCACAACGGGCAGCGCGGTGTGGTCGCGGGGATCAGCGGGGATCACCGGCTGTTCCTCGTCGACCTGCACGACGGCGGGACGATCTACTGCGAGCGCGACGAGCTGGAGCTGCTGGACGCGGCCCCGACGGTGGTGTTCCCGGTGTTCGAGGCCGACACGGTGACGATGGATGCGGTGCTCGACGAGCTGCCGCTGATGGGCGGCGCACGGTGACGGCCCCGGCGCTGCACATCGGCGACGCGGTGCACGTGCACACCGGCGCGTCGTTCTTCGACGGCCTCGACGGCCGCGTCATGGTCCCGGAGCCGGAGGGCGGTTATGTCGTCGCCCTGGACGGTGGCTGCCGCTGCCACTTCGAGCGGTCCGAGTTGGAGTTGCTCGGTGCGCTGAAGCGCGCCGAGTACCTGATCTGGTCGCATCAGCACGGCAAGTGGTGGGGGCCCGCGTGGCGCGGCTACACGTCTTCCCACCGGGACGCGGGCCGCTACTCCAAGGAAGAGGCCCAGGAGATCATCGCGAAGTCGCGGTACGGATGGCGCCCGGAACAGCCGGTGCCTCCCGAGGTGGCGATCGAGGTCCCCGAGGTGTGTGTCGCGCTGACCCTGGAGATGGCGGTGGCCGACGCGACCGAGCGCGTGATGGCCGCGCGGCACGGCGGCGCCTGATGGGCTTCGATCTCGCCCCCGAGTTCCGGGTCACGACCGAGCGGTCGCACCTGATCCGGGCGCGCGGCCACATCACGGCCGAAACCCTCGCGGAGTTCGCGGTCGACGCGATCCTCGCGAAACTCGCCGAGGCCCTGCGCCCCGGCTCGAAGATGACCAAAGCCCGGATCGCCGAAGCCGTCGAAGCCGGAGCCGCGATCGCGCTGCAGCTCGCCGGGGTGCGGCTGTGCGCAGAGTGCGCGCATCCGTGGTCGGAGCACGTGGCGATGCGCGGCTGCTTCGACTGCGGCTGCACCGGGCGGCGCCCGCATGCGACCGAGGCTGTTCCTGTTCCTATCGTGGGGGGTTTCTGATGACGGCGGATGTCGGGTCGGGCACGGATGGTGTCGTGCGGCCGGTGGTGGACCTCAAGCGCGGAGACCACGTGCGCCTGCGGGACGGGCGGTGGGGGCTGCTGCTCGGGGCGCCGGTCCTGGACGTGCTGCGGAAGGGGTACGTGACGGCGTCGGTGAGTATCGAGATGCTCCACACCGAGGGCGTCACGTGGCTGGCCGGCGCGAAGGCGCCCTCGCGGACGCCGGGTGAGCAGTTGCGGCATGTGGAGACGGTGTTCGCGAGCATGCGGCCCAAGCGCCGCCGCGGTGGTGCGCGGTGACGGATATCGAGGAGGTCGAGGCGCCCGAGGCGCCGCTGGTGGAGATCACCGGGCCCGGGGTATACGACATGCCCGCGGACCAGTACCACCGCAGGCCCGAGCTCAGTTCATCCGGGATGCGCGCCCTGCTGCCCCCCGGCTGCCCGGCGAAGTTCCACTGGGACCAGCTGAACCCGCCGGAGCCGAAGGACGACTTCGATTTCGGGCACGTCGCGCACAAGCTCGTGCTCGGCGAGGGCGAACAGATCGAGGTCCTGGACTTCGACAGCTACCGGACGGCCGACGCGCGCGCCGCGAAGCTCCAGGCGTACGCCGCGGGGCTGATCCCGATCCTGGAGCGGGAGTTCCTGAAGGCGAAGGCGATGGCGCTGGAGGTGCACAAGCACCCCGTGGCCAAGGCTCTGCTGCAGAAGGGCGGCAAGCCCGAGCAGTCCCTGTTCTGGCGCGACGCCGCGACCGGCATCGAGATGAAGGCGCGCATCGACTGGCTCGATCCTCGCGAGGGGCGGCGCCTGAAGGTGGTGGACTACAAGACCGCGGCGAGGGTGGACGAGGAGTCGATCCGGCGCGCGATCGCGGAGTACGGCTACCACCAGCAGGGCGCCACGTACGACGAGGCGTGCCAGGCCCTCGGGTTCGGGGACGGCGGCACGGTCGTGAATCTGATCTTCCAGGAGAAGGCGCTGCCGTTCCTGGTGCATGTCGTACAGCTCACGCCGTACGATCTCCAGCTCGGCGCGGCCCGCAACCGGGCTGCCATCCGGATCTACCGGGAGTGCGTGAAGTCCGGTGAGTGGCCTGCCTACCCGGAGGTCTCGTACGTCGAAATGTCCGCGTGGGCGCAGAATCGAGACCGAGAGTGGTACATGTCATGAGCGAGGAGATGGACTTCGCCCCCGCGGTGGGGGCGCCGGACCGTATGGGGCAGGGCACGGCCGTCGAGCAGTCCCGGGCTGTGGCCGGGGTTCAGGCTCAGGTCGTGGTTGCGTGGCAGCGTCCGCGCGACGTGCCGCAGGCGCGGGCCCGGATGTTGGAGGCGTGTTCGCACGTGGAGTTGGCCGACGACGCGTTCTACAGTTACCCGCGCGGTGGCGAGACGGTCATCGGGATGACGGTGGTGGCGGCCGTGGAGATGGCGATCTGCTGGGGGAACATCGACTACGGGTTGACCGAGATGCGCCGTGACGACAAGTTCGGGCAGTCGGAGATGTTGGCGTTCGCGTGGGACCTGGAGACGAATGTCCGTAATGCGCACACTTTCATCGTGCAGCATGTGCGGTCCACCAAGTCCGGCACGTACAAGTTGACGGATCCGCGCGACGTGTACGAGTTGAACACGAACGACGGTTCGCGCCGGATGCGCGAGTCGATCTTCAAGACGTTGCCGCGCTGGTACAAGAGGGAGGCCGAGGAGGCGCTGCGCGCGACGCTGTGGCGCGCCATCGGCGGCCGGTCGGTCGAGGAGGCGCGGGAGAAGGTGCTGGCGTCCTACCGCGACGAGTTCGGGGTCAAGCGCGACCAGCTCGAGCACAAGCTGCGCAAGAAGGTCGACAAGTGGAAGAGCGCCGAGCTGATCGAGCTGCGCGTCCTGGGTGGTTCGCTCAGCAGGGGTGAGATCCGTCTTGATCAGGCGTTCCCGGGGGTGCGGGTGACGGCCGAGGAGCTCGCCGAGGACGCGAAGGCGCCCGTGGTGCCGCCCGCCGCGGCCAGGACGGCGCCTTCGCGCCCGCAGCCGCCCGTCGCGCACGCCGGTCACCCGTTGACCGGTTGGATGGACGGCTGCCCGGACTGCATCGCGGAGTCGGCTGCGGTGGACCAGGAGGCCGCATCGTGACGCCTGAGGTGGAGTTGGCGGAGCGCGTGCTCGCGCAGATCGAAGAACACCCGGAACAGTGGCAGCAGGGTGAGTGGGCATTCCGCGCGGATTGCGGGACGGTTTACTGCTTCGCGGGCTGGGCTGTGCGCCTGGCGCACCCGGAGGCGGAGTTCCTGTTCGGCGTCAGCAGTTTGCGGGATGGCTCGGCGACGTTGGCGCAGCTCGGCGGCAGCCCTCCTCGGGATATCAAGGATCTGGCAACCGAACTGCTCGGCCTGAGGTGGCGGGGGGCCGACGTGTTGTTCGACGGGCGCAACACGCTCGAGGAGCTGCGGGAGTACGTCCGGCAGTTGAGCGCTGGCGCATCGTTCCTGACGCCATCGGATCGGTTCCTGGACGACGAGGAAGAAGAGGACGACGGCGATGCCTAATGTCGGGTTGTTGCGTGCGGTGCTCGCTGAGATCGAGGCCGACCCCGCCGCGTGGGATCAGAGGTCGTGGGCGCGGCGTACGCAGTGTGGGACGACGTACTGTTTCGCGGGGCACGCGGTACGACTCGGAATGCCGGACGCGGAGATGGTATGGAGTATGGACTGGGATGCGCCCGACGGCTTCGAGGTTGCCATGCGCGTGCTTCTCGCGGACGGCTCCAAGCAGAACATCTCGGCGGCGGCTGCGCAGCTGCTCGGTGTCCAGGGGAAGCAGCTGTACGCCCTGTTCTACGGCGAGGAGGCGGACACGTTGGCCGGTCTGCGTCTGGTCGTCGAGGAGATCTGCGCGGGCGCGGTGGTGTCGTGACGCAGGGACTACGGCCGGGCCGGCGGTTGAAGCCGTGCGGCACCCCGGCCGCGTACAAGCGGCATCAGCGAAACGGCGAGGAGCCGTGCGAATCGTGCCGGGACGCCGAGAACCTGCGGCGCCGCAAGAAATCCCGTAAGCCGATGCTGAAGCCGTGCGGGACGGAGGCTGCTTACGGCCGTCACCTGAAGGCCCGCGAGCCTGCGTGCGTGCCGTGCCTGCGGGCGCATGCGCGTCGCGCGCGGGAGACGAAGGCGGCTGCGCTGGCCCGGCGCAAGGCCGAGGGGGCGGTGTCCTGATGTCGTTGGAGTTGATCCTCGACACGGTCATCGCCGTGCTCACCGTGGCGGCCTTGGTGTGGATGGAGCGGTGTCGGCGTGCGGAGGTGCGTCGTGATGATGCGTGGGACGGCGAGCACGGGATCCGCTGACGTTCCTTGAGTTGCCGGTCGCGTCCGACTCTTCCCCGGGCGCGGCCCGTACCCGACCTCATTCTGATATCAGGAGTTTGCTTTGAGCCATGAACACGACGACGACTCTCTCCCCGAGGAGCGGGAGGCTAGAAGCGCGACCTTGCTGCGCAGGATGCCGTACCCTCGCGCGGCCGCAGGGGGCGAGCTCGGTGACTGACTCCCCGCCGCTCCTGCGCCGCGCTCCCGGTAAGTCCTCCAGGCTCGGAGCCCGCGCCCTGGCCACCCGAAGTGCGCTGATCAGCGCACTGGAGGAAGAACTGCGATACACGGCCTGGCGCGAGATCCTGGTCGGCGATCTCGCCCGGAAGGCCGGCTGTTCTTCGGCGACGTTCTACCAGTACTTCCCGGACGTGTGCGCGGTGTTCCGCGCGCTGCTCGGGCGGCTGGAGGAGGAGGGGCGCAAGCCGAGCGCCCATGTGCAGCTGATCGCGTATCTCGTGGGCTATGAGCGGCGTGTGATGCGCCGTGGCTGAGGTGCCTGCGGGCGGCTTGGCGTTCGCCTGTTGAGCTGGTCGCCGTGCCTGTCTCCACCGGGCGCGGCGGCCGAACCACCGTGGCGCCCGCTGCTTGCTCGCGGGCCGCGTAGGAGCCCGGTCGTCGTCCCTGTGCGGGGTGGCGGCCGGGCTTGCGCGTGTCTCGGGTCAGCCGGTGGCGTGGGTGAGGGTGATGGATTCGAGGACGGCGTCGGCGTTGGCCTCGACCCATTCGAGGAGCCATGCGGGGGCGATGCCGACGGTGCGTTCGTCGCGGTTGGTGACGTAGACGATGGGGAGTTCGCCGAGATCCATGCGGGCTTCGCGGGCCGTGCGGTTGATACGGCCGAACTGGTTGACGACGTTGGCGCTGGTCGTGGTGGTCGTGGTGACCTTGGCTTTCTTGGGCATGGCACTGATCATACATGGGGTGGGTATCGTACGCATGTTGCGGATGGTATGGAGTGTCCCGGGTGTGGGTTTGGCGGATTCCGTATGTACCAGGGGGGGCGCGCGGGTGTCTGGAGTGCCCCGGAAAGTAGTCGAATGCGCGCGGCGATGATGATAGATTTGCAACCCCAAGTGCGCTTGCCAATGCGACAAACGCGTGCAACGATCAGCATCGTGAACACCCCATCGGAGGTAGATCGTGTCCTGGAACTCCAGGAATGGATCCGAACCGGCCGCGCCCGCGCTGTGCGCGTCCACCTCGGCATCAGCCAGCGCATGGCCGCACGCGAGATCGGCGTCCATCCCTCGGCAGTCGTTCGCTGGGAAGGGGGCAGCAGCCGTCCCCGCGGCCCCAAGGCACTCGCCTACCACGAGTTCCTCTGCCGCCTCATCAACCACACCCGCTGACGCGCTCGAAGAGACGGGAGAGGAGTCGATGACGTGGTTCAAGGTCGACGACAAGCTGCACAGCCACGAGAAGGTCATGTACCTCGGCGACGAGGACTCCGACGCCATGGCGCTGTGGGTGATCGCCGGGAGCTGGTCGGCGGACCAGTTGACGGACGGGTGGGTGCCGCAGCCGGTCGCGCGCCGGCTCGATGTTCATTTCGAGCGTCGCGCGAAAGCATTGGTTCGTGTCGGGCTGTGGGATGTGGATGTGCGCAACGGGGTGCCGGGGTGGGTGTTTCACGGCTGGAACGAGCCGGGCAGGCAGCCTACGCGGGAGCATATCGAGCAGGAGCGTACGGCTAAGTCCGCACGTCAGCAGCGGTGGCGTGAGAAGAACAGGGGGGTAGGGGGCCGCTTCGCCGTAGACGGTGATGTAGACGCGTCTACACAGCATCTTGTAGACGGTGATGTAGACGCGTCTCGAGACGGTGATGTAGACACCGCCCCGTCCCGACCCGGCCCGGCCGGGTTGGGACTTCCTACGGAAGTCCCAAATACATCTATGCACGACGCGCAGCCCGGCCTGTTCCCGGTGATCGAAGCGCCCGCGCCGGAACTCGTACCCGACCCCATGGCGCGCTTCGCCGAGTTCTACAAGGCCTATCCGCGCCACGTCGCCCGAGGGCGCGCCGAGAAGGCGTGGACGGCGGCCGTGAAGCTCGCAAGCCCCGGCGTGATCATCGACGCGGCGCGGATGTTCGCGATGGAACGCAAGTTCAGCGACAAGAAACTGATCCCCTACCCGGCGACGTGGCTCAACGACCTCCGCTGGGAAGACGAGGCCGACCCCGAATTCGCCCCTCCCCTGCCCGCGCTGACCGTCGAGGGCGCCTCCACCCTCCCGGCGCTCCCCGCAGCGCCCCAGGCGCCCCACAGGGCGCTCAACGGCTACGCGCAGCGCCCGGCGACCTACGACCAGCGCGCCGCACAGGCCGACGCCGCACTCGCGAGCCTCAAAGCCCGCCACGGCATCGCGCCGAACACCCCGGCGGCCGACTTCGGCGACACCTTCCGGAGGATCTGACGATGATCACATTCGACCAGGTCGGGGAGCTCCTGAAAATCGCCGCCCGCTACGACAAGCGCACCATCGCCGAAGGAGACATCGAGGCCTGGTTCGGCTCCCTGAACATGCGCCGCCTCGAATTCGAGCCGTGCGCCGAGGCGATCGTGCGCCACTACGCGTACGAGGACGCGTTCATCACCGTGGCCCGGATCGGCGACCTGGTGCGGCGCCCGGGAGCCAAGTCGGCCGCGCAGGCGCTCGCCGAGAACGACGCCGTCCTCGAGGCTCCGCTGCGCGCCCTGGAAGCGCCCCGGGAGCGGTACGAGGAGGCGCGGGAGGTCGTCAACGCCATCGCCCGGCCGCCGCGCGCCCCGGACGCGCCGTTCCGGCATGAGCGCGGGCATCCCGCAATGGCGGTGCGCTGCTCCTGGTGCCAGGCACGGCCCGGCAACTGGTGCTCCCAGATCGTGCGCCGGACGCCGACCGCGATCGTCGGGTTTCTGCATCCGTCGCGGGTCGAGGCGGTCGGGTTGAAGTTCACCCCGCAGCTGCCGCCGCGCGACGACCAGGACGCGGACCGGGGCGCGCGATGACCGGCGCATACCGGACCGGCGCCCCCGTCCCTACGCGAACCGGCACCCACCAACGACAGGACCAGACCATGAAAAACAGCTTCGCCATTGAGAACGAGCGGCTCAGAGCCAAAATCAACGAGCTCACCGACCGTGTGATCGCGGAGTCGACCAACCGTGTCGACGCGGGCGACCTGAAGCGCGAGAACGCGGATCTGCGCAAGCGCCTCGCCGAAGCCCCGACGGGTGAGGCCGCGGTCGCGAAGCTCCGCGAGTGGAACGCCAGCGCAGGTTTCGGCAAGGAATGGATCACCGGGGATGCGTTCGTCGCGATGTCGACCGCGATGGCCAGCAAGATCATCGACGAGATCGGCGCACTCGAATCCAGCCGCGACCAAGCCGCAACCCGCGAACACGACCTGCTCGCCGAACGCGACGAAGCCCGCGAGACCGCCGCCACCCTGCTGCTCGGCATCGAGCTGCACGTCGGGTTCGCCGCGATCAAGACCCTGCGCGTCGGGGACCTGCCCGCCTGGGCGACCCCGTGGCTCAACGTGGCCGATGACGCCCGACAACTGCGCGCCATCGCCGGGCGCCCCCGCCAGGCCGACCTCGCGCCGGACACCGAGACCCCCGCTCCGAAGCGCGGCGTGACCCCGACGCCCCTGGTCCTGCTCGCCGAAATCCCCCGCGTGCTGGACGCGCCCGAGGCCTTCCGTGCCATCCCCGCCGGGACGGTCGTCTACCGCTACGACGGCCACACCTACGGCACGATCCGCGAACCCCACATCGCCGTCACCCTGGAACCGGGCGGCATGCCGCCCCGGGCCGTGCGCCGCGACGACGTCGCCGAGCTCACCCACCGCCAAGAGTTCGACGAGAACGGCCACGGGACCGGCCATGCCCTGTGCGACACCGGCGAGGGCCTCGCACCCCACCCCGGCGGCAAGCTCTCGGAACAGGCCGCGAACTGCCCGGCATGCCTCGGCTGGCCCGGCGACCAGCCCCGGACGGTGGCCTCGTGAGCACCCACTACCCCCCCGGCATGGACGGCTCGACCGTCATGCGCAACACCGCGGCCGCGCTCCAGGCGACCATCAACGACCTCGCCGCGGCCGACTGCACCGCCCGCGCCCTGGACGACGACATGCTCGAACTGCGGATCTCCGGGATGCACGCCCGCGTACTCCTGCGGCTCATGGCCGACTACGGGATCATCACCTTCCCCCGCATCCGGTCGACCCCCGACGAGCACGGAACGGCGCCCTCATGACCGACTGGCGCGAAGAACTCCCCGACGGCCTCTCCGACGACCACCGACGCAACATCACCGCCTGCGTCGACCTCGTCGGGCGCACCGGAGCACGCCGCTTCGAAATCGGCTACCTCAACGACGACCCACCCCAAGCCTGGTACGCCCACGCCCAGTTCCGCGGCGCCCGCATCCAAGTCGAGAACCACGACAGCTGCCCCGCCGCCGCCACAGCCCTCGCCGAGAAAATCCTCACCGGCGCGAAATGCCGCTGCGGCCGCCTCGTCGCCCTCCGCTCCGGCACCGCGTTCGCGTTCCCCGAGACACCGCTGGCCGACGGCACCACGTGGACCGCGGAACAGGCCGCGGCCGCCGGCCAATGCCGGTGGCGGCTGGTCGGCGAGCGGTGGGAGCCGTCGTGCCCGGAACCGGCCGACGCGGACCGCCCGAAGGTGCGCCGCTGATGACCGCCGAAGACGCCCCTCTCGCGCCCTGCGGCGCCCCGGGCGTCACCGGCGCCCCCGAAACGCCGCCCACGCCGCCACAGCCCCCCGTGCGCCCCGCGACGGCCCCTGCGAACCCCGGTAGGTCGCGGCGCGGCGCACCGACCGACACCGAACGCGCCCTCGCCGACCGCATCGCCCGACACGCCACCGCCCTACGCGACGGCGCCGACGACCAAGGACTCTCCATCACCGAGGCCGTCGCCCTGGCCGCCATCCAGATCGGAGACCCGTCATGACCGACACGACCATCGCGCCCCCCGCACGCCGCGCCCTGACCGACGAACAACTCGCGACCGAAGCGATAGCCCGCTTCGGCGAAGACCCCCGCAACTGGGCGTTCCGCTGCCCGACCTGCGGCGACACCGCCACCAGCCTCGACTTCCCCCCACGCCACCGCTCCCGTGTCAGCGCGGAGTGCGTCGGCCGGTACGTCGAGAACCGCGGCTGCCGGCGCGAGGCCGCAGCCGGGCTCGTGCCGGGGCCGTGGCTCGTGGAGCTCGGCGACGGCACCATCGCCCCGTCCTTCCCCCTCGCCGACGCGCCCTTGTGGACACCACAGGACGCCCCGCAGCCCTCCGACGGCACGGGGGGACCGGAAACCGCCGAAAACCCGCCAGCGGCCCTCTCCGCGCCACCACGCACCCTCACGGTCGAACGCGGAAGCGCGCCCGAGGCCATCAGCCAACCCGACGGCGATTTCTCATTCGACCCCCAGCACTGGACCTACCGCGTCGCCCTCGACCCCGACCACTCGATCCTCGGCTACCTCGACGCCGCCGACCAGCGCCTCTGCACCATCTTCGCCAACCTGACCATCCTGCGGTTCGGCGCGTTCCTGCCGCTGCCCGAAAAACTCCCCACCGTCCTCGACCACATCGCCGAGCACGGGATGCTCATCACTCCCGAAGACCTCGCCGAAGCGATGCTCCTCATCGAGAACGCCGCCCACCTCGACGCCCCCGGATACCCCGGCTTCTGGAACGCGCTGCCGATCCCCACGATCCCCATCCCGTCGGCCGAATACCTCACCGGACCCCAAGGCGAGTACTGGACCGCCAAAGACGGCTGGGCCAACAACCACGTCTACGGCTGCAGCTGCCACCTTTCCGCACCATGCAGCCGATGCGAATCCCTCGACGTCTGCGAGCACTGCACACCCGAAGTCTCCGTCCCGGCCAACCACATGCCCGAGCACCTGGCCGAGATCCACCCCAACGCAACCGACGACACCCAGGACGCAGACGCATGAACACCCCCATCCTCAACCCCTACGAAGCCGTATCCGCCGCCCCCAACACCCCCGTCGCGCGCAACACCCCCGCCGAGAAGACCCGCGCCATGCTCGTCACCTGCGACCGCATAGGCGCCGCGAACCCGCTCCTGGACCCCACACGCGCCGCGGCCATAGCCCTCGTGCCGCTCGCGGCCCTCGGCTTCATCGACCCCTACCAGCCCCTCCCCGCCATCCCGAACGCAGGCGGCTCCGTCGTACGCCACCCCGGCGCGGCCACCCACGGCTCCCGCGCCGGCGCCGCATGGCACCGCGAGCAGCGCACGCCGCTGTGCGGGCCGTGCAGGACGTGGCTCGGCACCCACGACGCCACCGTCAAGGAAGGGGCCTGACATGCCCGGCGAGATCCCCATCCCGACGCGGATGCGGCACCTGCCGCAGGACAAGCACGGCCGCGTCGTCCCGTGGTTCGTCGCCTGGATCGACCGGACGCCCGACTTCCGCGTGGTCCGCGAAGACGGCATCGAGGACGCGCTCAGCTTCCAGAGCTGCTGGCTGTGCGGCCACCGCCTCGGCAAGTTCGTGTCCTTCGTCATCGGGCCCATGTGCGCGCTCAACCGCGTCAGCGCGGAGCCCGGCTCCCACGCGGAATGCGCCACCTACGCCGCCCGCGCCTGCCCGTTCCTCGCCAACCCCGACATGAAGCGGCGCGAGCGCAACAAGCCCGAGCACGTCGAGCCCGGCGGCGTCATGATCCTGCGCAATCCCGGCGTCGCCCTCGTGTGGACCTCCCGCACCTGGAAGCCGTTCCGCGTCCCCGGCGGCATTCTCATCGACGTCGGCCAGCCCGTCTCGGTCGCCTGGTACGCCCACGGCCGCGACGCGACGCGCGCCGAAGTGCTCGCCTCCATAGAGAGCGGCTTGCCCCTCCTGCGGCAGGAAGCCGCCAAGGACCCCCGGGCCCAGGAAGCACTGGCCGAACTCGACGAGCAGCACGCGCGCGCGCTCGAACTCGTGCCCGCAGCCGCGACGGAGGCGTGACCGTGGCCCACCTCACCGAACAAGACCGCGCCACCCTCGCCGAACGGTTCATCGACGTCCCCTGGTGCGTCTACGCCCAAGGCCTAGACCAGGTCTTCTACTGCGAACACGACGACACCTTCATCCGGCATTCACAAACATGCGCGGACCCCTTCGACGCCGACCGCGCCCTCGCGTTCGCCACGCAGCTCGCCGCCGACGTCGCGGCCGCGCGCACCATCCACGGCGTCACCACCATCCCCGACATCACCGCATACGTCCTCTGGCACGGCATCATCTGGACACGACGATGAGCAGCCCCGCGCCCGATCCGCGTCACCGCGCCGTCGAGACCATCGAACGCGGCCTCATGGCCATGGCAGGCGAACCCCCCGCCTACCTCGCACGCGCCCTCGTCACGCGCCTGGAAGCCGCCGGCCTCACCATCCGCGACGCCACCCCCCAACGCCCCTGGGGCCGCTGCGACTTCCACCAGCAACCCGAACCCTGCGACGGCTGCGCCGCCGACGCCAAAGCCGCACCCGACCCCGAGGAGGCGACATGAGCGAACAGCAACTAGCACCCGGCGAATATCAAACACCTGCCCAATACGGCCTTATCCGGAGCTCCCCCACCTGCGGACTCTATGACCACAACCTGACATCGCCGCGCCTCCTCGCACTCTGCTCCGGCTACGGCGGCCTCGAGATAGCCGCCGAGAACCTCCTCGGCACCGAAGTCGTCGCCCACGCCGAGAACAACCCCCACGCAGCCCAGGTCTTCGAAGCCCACCACCCGGGCGTCCCGAACCTCGGCGACATCACCAAAGCCGACTGGCGCAAAGTCCGGGACCACTTCGAGCCCGAGATCCTCACCGCCGGCTTCCCCTGCACCGACATCAGCAACGCCGGACTGAGGATCGGAATCCATGGCAAGCGCTCCGGGATCTGGAAGAACGTCGCTGAAGCTATTTGCTTCACTCGACCGCGCCTCGTCCTGCTGGAGAACGTGGCGGCGATCCGCTCCCGCGGGCTGGACGTCGTCGCCGCGGACCTGGCCGAGATCGGGTATGACGCAAGGTGGACATGCGTACGGGCTGGTGACCCCGAAGTCGGCGCGCCGCACAAGCGCGACCGCTGGCTCTGCGTCGCCCACCCCGCTCCTACCGACCCCGACGACCGCGGAGGGTACGGGTGGGCCCGGGACCTCGCCGAAGCGTGCCGGGGGAATGAACCTGCGCACGCTGGTGACGCTCCTACCGACGCCCAAGGCGTAGAACTCCTGCCGACGCCCGTGGTCGCCGACGCCCGTGGCACCCGGAACTTCACGTCGAACCGCCGCGAGGGTGCCGAGTTCAACTCCGGCAAGACGCTGACGGACGTCGCATGGCTGCTTTCGACGCCCAAGGCGTCTGACGTGCCGCACGGCGGTCCGAACCAGCGCGACGCGAACGGAAACTACTACCTGCCCGGTCAGGCCGTACGCCTCGACCAGGACTGGGTGGCGACGGACGGCGCCGACTACGGTCCGGCGATCCGCCGCTGGGAGGCCGTCACCGGCCGCGCGGCACCGCTGCCCACGGAGGCCGGTACACGTGGGAACCGGCGCGTCGCGCCGGCATTCGCCGAGTGGATGATGGGCCTCCCTTCGGGCCACGTCACGGGCCGCGGCATCGAGCGCCGGTTCGAGCTCCAGATGATCGGCAACGGCGTTGTCCCGCAGCAGGCCGAGTACGCGTACCGGGTGCTGCTCAACCCCGAACCGCCCGACCCTGACAGGGAGGACTAGACCATGACCCCCGAACGCCTCGCCGAGATCCGCGCGGCTGGCGACGGCAGCTTCCGCTACCCGGAACCCTCGACCGCCGACAACTGGCGCCGCGAACTCCTGGCCGAGATCGACCGGCTCAAAGCCGAACGCGAGCGCTACACCGACAGCCACACCGAGTGGGCAGTTCGCCTGTCCGCCGGCACACACGTGGACTGCCGCAGCGAGGACGAAGCCCGCGAAAAGGCCCGCACCTGGCGTGTCACGCTCCGCTGCCGCGACGCCCTGTCCACCGACTGGCGCGACGTCGAGCCCACCGCGCCATGACCGCGCCCTGGTTCCCCGACGCCGCCTGCGCGCCCGGCCGCATCCCCCCCGACGACGTCGAACTGTTCTTCCCCGACCGCGGCGGCGACACCCGACCCGCGAAACTCGTCTGCCACCGCTGCCCCGTCGCCACGCAATGCCTCACAGACGCCCTAGACCATGGCGCCGACCTCATCGGCGTCTACGGCGGCACCTCCCAACGCGAACGCCAAACCATCCTGCGCAACCGACGAAACGGAACCACCCCATGACCGCATGGACACGCTCCAGCCACTGTCCCAACAACGCCACCTGCGTCGAAGTACGCCACACCACCGCCTGCACCGACCTCGGCGAACTCCACCCCGACTGCGAGAACCAGTCCCACGCCAAGACCGACGTCGTGGCCGTGCGCGACAGCAAAGACCCAGGGCGGCAGCCCCTCGTGTTCACCCTTGAGGAGTGGGCCGCGTTCACTGCGGGCGTCAAGGCCGGCGAGTTCGACGAGGCCACCTCATGACCGAACCCTTCGGCATCCGGATCGGCCCCGACGGCACGATCGTCACCGGGCAGCCGCACGACGGCGGGGCAGCAGGACGCGTACGGGCGTACCTCGATGCCTGCGGCGGTATCGCCGACCCCACCCCCAACCTGCCGTGCCACCGCGCCGTTCATTTCGACGTTGACGAGACGACCATCTACGAACTGACCCGGGCCGACCTGCGCGAAGTCTTGCGGCAACTCGACGACGCCCGCGCCGAGGCCGCGCGGCTCCACGCCCAGGTCGCCGAGCTGGAAGACGCAGTACCGGCACGGATCGCGGCCGAAATGGAACGCGACGAACTGAAGACGAAGCTCGAGAGCGCCCTGACCACTATCACGGCGCTCACCCAGACCATCCGCGCCTACCCCGACGCCGTCGCCCAGGACGCCGCGAACATCGCGCACGCCCGAGCACAACGCGACGCGCACTACGCCGAAGTCGCCCGGCTCCGCGCCCAGCTCGAAGCCGTCCGAGACGCGGGCGCCGAATGGAACACGCTCGTGGCCGCAGGCGACGAGAAGCAACTCCCCGCAGCCCACGCCCTTCACCTTCTGCTACGCGCCATCGGCAGCGAGAGTGCCGCATGAGCGGCTACAAAATATCCAAAACCGACATGAAAACCATCACCGAATGGGCCCGTCAACAAGGCTGCGACGTCGAACTCAGCCGAGGCCACTGGCGCGTCACCTACCAAGGGCGCCTCGTCGGCGCCATCGCATCCTCACCCGGCGACCCGCGCGCGATGCTGAACGCGAAATCGTTCCTACGCCGCAACCTCAACCGCCTGAAGGAGCAAGGACTCTGACATGACCGTCACCCCGTACGCCATGCCAGGCGCCAAACCACCCAAACCACCACCCCCACCCACGCCATCCCTCACGCCGATCACCCTGCACCCCGACCCCCTCCCCGGACCACCCGCACCCACCCGCCACCTCCCCCTCTACGGCGTCCAATACCTACGCCGCGAAGCCCTCCGACTCGCCATCCAGCGCCACCACGACACCGGCGCCACCAACCAGGAAATCCTCGGCACCGCGCTACTCTTCGCCGAATACATCCGCAACGGCACCACGTAAGGAACCTGACATGACCGAGAAGAAGACCCCCGCAGCCTGGTGCGACCAATACGGCCTAGACGTCCTCGACCCCGACGGCTGGCGCCGCGACCACGCCCCATGGGCCGAACCCGTCACGCTCCCCGAGTTCTGGCGCCGCTTCACCGCATCCACCGTGCGCCAGTTGAGCTACACGGAATACGACCGGGTGCTCGCCGACATCCAAGCAGCCGAGTCCGAGGCAGGCCGCGCGACCACCGACACCACCGGGCGCCGCGTCCGCATCGAAACCACCCTCGGGCGCCACGGCCGACCCCACCCCCAGCACACCTCCGTCCACATCGACGACGAAGAAATCACCGACTCCGTCGCCTCCATCCAACTCGACCTCAACGCCAACGCCGCGCACGAAGCCCAACTCCTCATCAACCGCACCGACGAGCCCCCCATCGGCAACGGCGCCCCATTCCGGCACGCGAACATCCAACCCCTCTTCGCCGCCGAACTCGCCGCGGCCGCCGAGCCACTCCAATGCCTCGCCTGCCTGATCGACCGGCACAACGGCATCCGCGAAGACGTGCGCCCCGCCATGGTCATCCTCAACGGCGCCTCCGTATGCGCCGGCCACTTCAAGATCCAAGACGGGCCCGCGCCACTGCCGGACCGCACGCCCAACGGCATTATCCTCGGACAAGGACACTGACATGGGGCGCGGAGCCATCCAGCTCGGGGCAACTCATGAAGCCTTCGCGCGCAACCTCTTCCGCCTGCGGAGTGCCCAGGACATCAGCCTACGAGAACTCGGCAAGCGCATCACCGCCGCCGAAAGATTTATCAACCACGACGCAATCAGCAGGATCGAGAACATGCAACGCCGCGTGGACATCGACGACCTCACGGCCTTCGGACACGCGCTCGGCGTCCCCCCCGAACTGCTCCTCGCACCGTTCGAATGTCCCCACTGCCATAGGCAGCCCCCACCCGGCTACACGTGCTCAACCTGCGGAGCCACAAGCCAACCATGACAAACCGCGACCCCATCACCCCGGAACGACTCGCCGAAATCACCGACCAATACGAGGACTTCCCAGACACCCTCGAACTCCTACTCGAACTACTCGCCGTCGGCATGTCCGGCTGGCAGATCAACCCCCACGCCCGCGACAGCTGGATCAAACAGCTCACCCTCTACCAAGCCGACCACGTCGCACTCCTCGCCGAAGTCCACCGGCTCACCACCACCATCGATCAGATCGCCGCCCTCGAGGTCCACGGAGGCGAATTCATCGACGCCGTCCAGCTCTACGCCATCCTCGACAAGCCCATCCCCGCAACCATCGACCACGCCGCCAACCTCAGGGAACAAGCATGACAAAACAGGACGACACGGTCAAGACCGCAGATCTCCCCCACCCCTACGCGTGGGCCACCCTCAGCCGCCGCGTCCTCTGCCCCAACCTCACACCATGCACAGACTGCCTCGCAGCCGACCCCAATGCCATGAGCTCATGGACCTGGACGGAAGCAGACGACCTCCCACCCGTCCTCGACCACATCCTGCACGCCGCCAACCTCCGCACACAGGAACCGGCATGAACGCATACTTCGGACAACCCTGGAACGCACCCATCACCGACGGCCAGCGCCGCGAGCCCACACCCATCGGCAACCCATGCGCCTGGTGCCAGGTCCCAATCGCCACCGGCGACCAAGGCATCCTCATGGGCGCCATCACCGGAACCCCCGACAAACCCATGGCCACACGCGTGCCCTACCACCGCGAATGCCTCATGCGCTCCACCATCGGCTCACCCGCACACCTCGACGGCAACTGCACCTGCCGGGATGGTCACCCGGCGCCCGAGCAGACCCCCCAGGAGATGCGCGCCGAAGCACTCGAAGTCTGGCGCCGCGTCACATCAGGCCAAATCGGGCACTTCAGCAAACCAGCAGGAGACCCTACCCCCGAGTAACCCGCCACACGCGGCAGCTGACCCCAACCACCACCACGCCTACACTGACCGGGAGGGAAACGAAACAGCATTCACGCTGACCAGCGACCCCACGAAATGGAAGGGGAGGACAACACCATGACACCCACCCCCACAGACAGCGACGCATCATGCGCCCAATACGACCTCGACGTCTGGACCCTCAAACGCCAAGGCCTCTCCTTCCAAGCCGTCGCCGACCGCCTCGGCATGAGCAAAGCCGCAGCGTTCCGCGCATTCGAACGAGCCCAACACAACCTCCCACCCCAAGGCGTCGACGGCTACCGCGCCGAAATGTACGCCCGCATCAACGCCGCCCGCGAGGCCGTGATGGACGTCCTCAACGCACGGCACATCACGATCAACAACGGCGTCATCATCCGGGAAGACGGCACACCCGTCCTCGACGACGCGCCCGTCCTCGCCGCGGTAGACCGGCTGGTCAAGTTGGACGACCAGGAGGCGAAGCTCCGCGGCGCCTACCCGAAGACCGAGGTCAACCTGAGCGGCGCGCTCAGGTACGAAGTCGTCATCCAGGACACGGCGAACGAGCAGCCGTGAGCGACGAGGAGCTCGCCGGCACGTGGATCCACCGGTCGCCGCACGACTGCCCGACCTGGGTGCGCGGATGAGCCTCCGTCGGTGGCCGCCCGCGCCGCCGCCGCGCGGGCACCGGCAGGCGTGCTCCCACGAACACCGGGTGCCTGTGGAGCTCATACGGTCCGGCGACGTCGTCGCGCAGCTATGCCTGAACTGCGATGCCCAGTTGGCGCCTGACTGGATTCCGCGCATGTCCTGGTGCCCATATGGGGAACTCCCAACGTTTCCGCCGGTTCACCCGCTGCCGCCGTACGTGCCCGAGCCGGGCCTGACGCGCAGGATCCAAGAATGACCGCGGGCGCGCCGACGATCGTGCAGTTCGAAGCGCGCGGCGCCGTCGCCAAGGCCTTCAGATCGCAGGACGGCGAAGTCCTACTGTCGGGCGCCGCCGGAACAGGCAAGAGCGTCGGCGCCCTCATGAAGGTGCACCTCGCGATGCTCGACCACCCCGGCGCCCGCGCACTCGTCCTGCGCAAGACACACGCGTCGCTGACCGCCTCCACGCTGGTCACCTACCGGCAGCACGTCGCGGCCGAAGCCCTCGCATCCGGGATCGTGAAGTACTACGGCGGATCCGGCGAAGAGCCCGCCGCATACCGGTTCTCGAACAAGTCCGCCGTCGTGGTCGGCGGCCTGGACCGCGCCAGCCGGCTGCTGTCGACCGAGTACGACATCGTGTTCGTCGACGAGGCCACGGAGACGACCGCGGAAGACCTCGACACGATCGTGACCCGGCTGCGGCACGGCGTGATGCCCTACCAGCAGCTCCTCATGAGCACCAACCCCGGAAGCCCCACCCACCACCTGAAGATGCGCGCGGACGCGGGCCGCTGCAAGCTCTTCTACTCGCGGCACGAAGACAACCCGCGCATGTACCAGAACGGCGCGTGGACGCCGTACGGGCTGACCTACCTCGCCCGGCTCGAAACCCTCACCGGGGCCCGCTACCAGCGGATGCGGTGGGGCAAGTGGGTGAGCGCCGAGGGCCTGATCTACGAGGACTTCGACCCGTCGGTGCACATCGTCGACCGGTTCCCGCTCCCGGAGGGCGCGACCACCTGGGTGACGGTGGACTTCGGCTTCAACCATCCCTTCGTGGCGCAGGTGTGGTTCGAGGACGGGGACGGCCGGCTGTTCCTGGTGCGGGAGATCTTCGCGACCGGCGGCCTGGTCGAGGACCATGCGCGGCGGTTGAAGGCGCTGCTGGCCGAGATGGGGATCCGGCCGCGTGCGGTGATCTGCGACCACGACGCCGAAGACCGGGCCACCCTGGAACGCCACCTGGGGATGGGGACTTCGGCGGCGCACAAGTCGGTGAGCGACGGCATTCAGGCGGTGCAGTCCCGGCTGCGGGTGCAGGGGGACGGCCGGGCGCGGCTGTTCTTGATGCGGGACGCGGTGGTGAAGCGGGATCCGGTGTTGGTGGAGGCGTCGCGGCCGGCGTGTACGGAGGAGGAGTTTCCGTCGTATGTGTGGGCGATCAAGCCGGGGGGGGATTTGAAGGAGGAGCCGGTGAAGGAGATGGATGACGGGATGGACGCGCTGCGGTACATGGTGGCTGAGCGTGATCTGGGTGCGCAGCCCCGCTACCGGTCGTTCCGGTACTAGCCCGCACGGAAATTCCCGATCACATGCCCCGAAGGACCGTCCGACGCGACCTCCTCGCACTTCAGGTTGCCGCCGTCCGCCTGGAAGCCGTTGTAGTCGCCGAACGGCGGCGTGCCCGTCGTAGCGATCGTCATCGCCTCTTCGGCGTCTGCGGCGCGCAGGAGCACGGCCTTGAACTCGTCGTAGCCGCATTCGTCGGTCCGGGTGATCAGGAACAGGGGCATCGTAGATCTCCTTAGGCTGCGAGCAGGTGTGCGGTGCGCTTGTATGCGCGTGCGCCGGCCTCGAGGTCGGTCACGTCCGTGTACTTCATGGTGTGCCAGATCCGTCCGCGGAGGATGACGCGTCCGCCGTGTTCGGGCTCGGTGTGGTGGGTGGCGCGGTACTGCTTGGCGACGGCGCGGCCGAACGCGGACTCGTACTTGGCGATGAATTCGTCGTCGAGGCCGAGGGAGACGAGGTAGTCGCGGGCGAGGGTGCGTCCGGAGTTGGCGCAGGCGATGCGGGCGCGCTGGTGGTGGTCTATGACGCGGGCGGCGTGCTCGATGGCGGTGCGGCGTGCCTGGGTGCGGGCTGCGGTGCGGCGTGCGGCGCGGCTGGTGCGGGGTGCGCGGTGCTTGCCGGGGTGGGGGCGGTCGGTGGTGGGGCGGATGAGTCGGGCGATGGTGGAGGTGCGGATCGTCCAGCGGCGGCCGGTCTTGACGGCGGTGAGTAGGCCGGTGCGGCACCAGGTGGCGATGGTGTGTGCGGTGGTGTGGAGGAGGGTGGCGGCTTCGTGGGTGGTTCGGGTCTGCGTCATGACTCCATCGTAGGGCAAGTCATGCAACTGCACAAGGTTGTGTCCATGCGGAATAAGGACTACCTTCATGACCATGGCAACCACGCCCCGCTACATCTCCGCCAACCTCACCCCCCACGCCGCCACCGCACTCCGCGACCTAAGCGCCGCAATGACCATCCAGAAAGGACACCGCGTCACCACCTCCCAACTCATCACCGCACTCGTCGGCCTCGGCCAGAAAGACCACACCGCACTCCTCACCGAACTCAGCCGCCGCACCGTCGTGCTCGACGACGAAGAGGACGCCTCATGAAGACCACCTACGAGCTGCTCTCCCGCTCCAACCCCAACCGCGGGTTCACCGACCGGCACGGCACCTTCGACACCAGGCTCGAAGCCGCCCGCGCCGTCACCAACCCCCAGGACTGGAAGATCAGCCCGAACCCCGGCTACTGGTACACCGGGCCGCGCCCCGACGGCGAATGGCTGATCGCCGAGCGCGCTGTTCCCGAGAACATCGAGGAGCGCGTCGAGCTGGCGCTCGAACTGTGCGCCTCCTTCGGGCAGACCGATGGCGACCACCACAAGATGTGGGTGATCGATCAGACGGTGCGGCTGCTGACCGGCGACGCCTATGAGGAGTGGCTGGTGGACTTCCGGGCTGGCGAGGATGGCCCGGACACGTACACGTGGGATGAAGGGATCGCACCGTGACGATCATGCGCGTCGCCGTCCGTAACGGCTACGTCCTGACCTACGACACCGACGACGTCGAGGACCTCACCTTCGCGGTCCCGATAGACGTCATCGACCTGACCCAGCCCGAGGATCTGTACTTCACCCGCGGGCCGGGCCGGGTTCACCTCGACTTGCACATCGACTTCAAGGACGGCAAGCGCCCCATCTGGATCACCGACGAGGAGCACCCGGAATGAGGGTCGGTCTCGGGTTCGGTGTCGGGCCGCTCCGGTTCTGGGTGCCCCTCGCATCCACCCGACGCCGGTCGCACCGCGAGTACTGGACCCACAACGGCTGCGGTATCCATCACACGCGGCAGGACACCGCCGACCGATGCCGCAACGGGAGAACCTGATGCGGGTGATCACGGATTGGCTCACCGCCCAAGGCCGTACCCGCTTCATCGCGGGCGACATGCTGCCCACCGGCGTCCGCGCGGCCCTGGGGGAGCTTCTGTACGAACACTGGCGTGCCATCGGGTTCCAACAACCCTTCCACGCGGACGAGCTGATCACCGCAGTTCAGGCCAACGCCGCACTCGACTGGAAGGAAACAGCCGATGCCTAAAATCCTATCCGTGGCATGGCGATATGCCATCTGCCTCCTCGGGGGCGGCGCGGCCGGCGTTCTAACTGCAGCGAACTGGCCCAACCCGGACAGCGTTGCCGCAGGCGCACTTCTCGGCGTAGGCGGCATCGTCATCGGCCATGTTCTCGGCATGTGGTGGGCATCCTCATGGGCCGAAGGAAACAGCTGATGCCTGAGACGAGCAAGTACATGCCGTTCCAGCGCTGCGGCTATACCGTCTGCTACGTCCATCCGGCCTTCAAGGAAGACTTCCCACGCGTGCGCGTCGCGAAGGGCCTATGGGCCATCTACCTCGATGCGGCGCACTACGACGAGGACCTGGCCGACGATGAGGTGTTCGGGCCGTTCATGGACGCGTGCTTTGCCGACGCCAAGCGCGAACAGGCCGCACCGTGACCCCCACCTCCCGCACAACCATCCCGCCCTCACCAGGAGCAAGCCGATGACGCCGCGCACCGCTGAGGAATGCCGCGAGCAGCTCCTCGCCTCCATCCACGAGGTAGGCGGCGAATGGACCGGCTCGAAAGTCGCACGCTGGTGGAACCTGCGCTACGGCACCGAGATCACGCGTTGGCGCGGCGAACGCCACCTGTGGATCCTCGCCGCGGACCGCCACATCGTGCAGACCCGGCCGCCGCGCGGCCGCACCTTCATCACCAACCCCGACCAGGAGCCATCGTGACCGAGCCCGGCGTTTTCGAACGCATCGCCACCGCCCTCGAAACCATCGCCACCACCCTCACCGGCGAAACCCCCAGCGCCCGCACACCGCGGGCGCCCGACGCCGCCGACGCCCGGTTCGAATGGGAGCCAGCCACCGAACACGCCCCGCTGCCCACGCTGCCGGAGCCCACCCCGCCGGAAGAGCGCTGCGGGTTCCTCATCGAGCAGTACACGCATCCGCTGGACCGTTCCACGATCATCACCCAGATCTCGAAAGCCGGGGCGAGCGTGCTGCTCGACCGCGAGGAAGCCGCGCGGCTGGCCGCCCTGGGCGACGAGGAGTTCACCACGACCATGGCCACGCGCCTGGCGGAAGTGCTCGCGGAACGCCACCGTGAGGCGCGTGCGGCCGCGCCCGACCCGGCCGTGGCGTCCTTGGCGTCCGACGTCTCGGATGAGGAGCGCGAGCGTGAGTGGGCGCGCACAGCGACCGGTGCCCGAACAGACGGGGACAATGGCCGTGGCTGACTACCTGTACGTCCTCGCCAAAACCGTGGCCTCCTTCGCGGCCTGGTGTCGCGACCACGGCTTTTCTCCCAACGACCCGCGGCTACTACGGCTCATTCCGCCCGACTGCAACAGGCTCCTCGGGACGTCCGGTATCAGATATGTGTATGCGGATGCCGATCCGGAGTGCAGGAACGCGTTCGACGTGATGCTTGAGGTGCGCGGGGCAGTCGAGTTGACCGGGGAAGAAGCTGTTGCGTGGCTGGACGACGGTGGCACTCGTGTCTGACCTGGTGGCGTTCCTCACCGCACGCTACGACGAGCGCCAGTACGCGGCCGAAGCGGCCGAGCGCACGGGCCGCTGGGAAGACCTGGCATGGCCCGGCTCGTACGGCATCATCGAGGTGGTGGCGACCGAGCACATCCTCGCGTGGTCGCCCAAGTTCGTGCTCGCCGACATCGCATCCAAGCGGGCCCTGATTCAGCTCGCCTTCCGATATGCCGCCGATTTCGACCGGCGATCGGGATGCGGCCACACGGTCGAGCAGATCGCTACCGGAGCGTGCCCCTTCGTTGGCGAAATGGAATCGATGGATCTCCTGCGCATGCTCGCTGCGCCGTACGCGGAGCATCCGGACTATCAGCGGGAATGGGCGGTCGCGTGATGGACCTGACCGAGTTCTTGACCGCACGCTACGACGAAGAGGCGGTCGCGCTCAAGCGGATCGAGGATCACAGCGAGCCGTGGCGCGGCGAGTGGGTCATCAAGGCGTCCACGCTATACACGTACAACGGCTGGTGCCTGGCAGTGACGGCCCGTGGCTACCCGATGGATCCGCAGGTGCTCGCTCACATCGTCCGCTACGACCCGTCCCGCGTCGCGGCTGAGCTCAACGCCAAGCGGGAGATCCTCACGCTGCACGCGCCCTTCCCCAACGACCGCGATGGCTTCATCTGCGACCGGTGTGGCAGCGGCGAGCCGTACGAATACCCGGTCGACTGGCCGTGCACCACGGTCAAGCTGCTGGCTTCCGTCTACAGCGGGCACCCGGACTTCGACCCGGCATGGAGGACCGAATGAGCGCCCCGTTGAACCTCACCCCCGAGCAGCTCCACCAGCTCGCTACCGCGCTGGAACGCCTGACCGAGATCACCAAGGACACCGACGTGAGTTTCACCTCGCACGGCGAGCTTTCCGCGGAGATCGGCGACAGCAACCTGCAGGTCTGGCACAACGGTGAGCAGTACGTGGTGAAGGACTGTAATGGCCGCTGAGAACCTCGACTGGTTGTGGTGGTTCCTAGGCGTGCTTGCCGTCCTGGGGGCGGTGAGCTTCGTGCGCGGGTATTGGTCCGGTGTGAAGCCGCACTGGCCAGAGATCCGGACGGAACTCCGGCTGCTCCGTGTGGAGCTCCGTGAGCGGCGTGCGGATCGGCGTGTGGTGAAGCGGATCGAGAGGATAAAACGCCATGGCTGATCTCGACGCACAGATCCGTGCGCGGCTCGCGTGGCTTGAGAATGCCCAGTGCTTTGACGATCAGGGCTGCGATTTCCAAGAGCATGACAGCACCATCTTTGGGATGCGCGCCGCGCTCCTCGCCGTGCTCGAAATGCTCCGGCGCGCGGCCGAGGACTGGACGAACGTGAGCGAGACCGCCTACGACGCCGGTCGGCGGTGGGCGCTTGAGCAGGCGGTCAGTGAGATCGCTGAGAAACTCGGAATCGAGGCACCATCATGACCACCCAGGTCAACCGCCGCGCCACCACATGGCTGTGGCATGTCGCGGCCGTCGTGCTCGTCCTCAGCATGCTGACACTGTTCGGGGTCGTGGCGTGGGACATCACCCGAGGAGCGCTCTGATGGCCCACAAAGCGCCCCGCTCGCTACCCCCATCCCCACCACCGCGCAGCAAGCCCCCATGCATCCATCTGGATACCGTCGAAGTCCGCACCACCGACGGCGAACTCGTCGCACAGCTATGCCTAGCCTGCGACACGCAGCTCGACGCCGGGGGACTCGACGAACACGCCCGGGCCGCGCATGCGCTCCTCGCCGCCGGATTCAGTGCGAAGAACGTTTTCGAGATGACCTGCGGGCAGCCGGCCGAACGATGCGGTGCCAGGCTGGATGTAACGGGGATGTCCGACGCGACACCGCAGTATCTGCATGGCTGCTATGGCGCCGAGGGGAGCGGTTCCTGATGGCGAACGGTGTGCCCACCCGTGGGCAGTTGCTCGCGTTGAAGCGCGGCGGCACGATCGTGTACGACGGCATGCGCGCCCGACTGCCCTGCTACGACGCGCTCAACCCGCTGGCCAACCGCGCGGTGTACTTCTACTTCAGCAAGCACTTCCTTGAGGGGAAACTGACCTATTGCGCCACCCGCGAGTTCGTCGAGGACAGCTTCGTCGACCCGTGGGAGCTGGTCTCGGGTGAGCTCGATCTGTTGGCGGCGCGGCAGGATGCGCACCATCTTGACGGGAGCCCGGTGACGACCGATGACTGAGCCGTCGCCGTTCGAGCGCGTCCAGTTCCCACCCATCCCCGACAGCGGCATCATCCCCGGCGCAACCGCCGAGGAAGTCATCGGGCTCGCCCTGACGCCGCCGCTGCTCGCCATGCTGGAAACGGCCGAGACACGCCTACAGGCACGCCTCGCGGAGCAACACGTGTGGCTGCACGGTACGGGCGCCATCGATGTGAGCGACTTCGACGTCCCCGCTTTCGTACGCAGCGCGTCGCCCCTGCAGCTGGGGCAGCACATGATCGCCTACATGGGCGTCCCGAACGAGCTGCTCGACGACACGGTGACGGTCGATTTCCGGCCGACGAGCGAGATGTGGAAGGCGTCCGCAGAGCGACGCCAAGCCGCACTGCAGGCTGAGCGCGACGCCAAATTTACGTCCGCCGCAGACGAATGGGAAACACTCCGCGCCCACCACGCCGACTCGCCGGCCATCGCGGCGGTCCTCGACCTGCACCAGCCGACCGACAGGCTCGAATGCACGCACGAAGTGTTCGGGTACGAGGCGGACGCGGAGGACTGGCCGTGTTCGACGTACCTCGCGATCCGGGACGCGGAGCGGTGAGCGCGCCTCCCACGCTGGCGACCGCAGTGAGCGTCAAGCTCATCGAGCTGGTGCGTCACGACAAGCCAGTGCGCGGACACTACGTCCTGGCCGACGTGGTCGGCGTCGTCATGGCGCTCCACACGCCGAAGACCGGAGAGCTCGGTCCCCGGTGCGGTCACTGCGAAGGCGCTGCCGCGTGGCCGTGCGACACGGTGAAGGTCGTCGCGGCCGCGCTCGGGCTGAAGCACGGAGACTGGCGATGACCCATGCCTACCGCCTCGGTCAGGGGTTCATGGCGCGGGCCATCTCGGCCTGGGCCACGAGTTGCCGGGCGAGCTGCTCGGCGTCCTCGGGCGAGAGCCGGGCGACGATGGTCCGGCCGTCGTCGGTGCGCAGCGGGAGATCGACCATGTTGGGGCACCGGCACTCAGTGGCGCACTGGCAGCCGCCGAAGTCGACGCCCCACGTGGGGCCCTGCACGGTGCCGGCCCAGACGCGGGCGCGAGTGGCGGTCATCTTCGGCTCCTTCGTTGCGGCTTCTGCCTACAACTCACACACTAGCTTCCGAAAGGCACTTCCGCAAGTGGTACCGGAAACGAATTCCGGAAGCCAGTGCTACAATGAGCCATGGCCACAGACCCCCTCATCCTCGAACTACGGCGAATCAAACACCTACGCCACGCCGCCACCGCAGCACAGGCAGCCGCCACCAAAGCCACCGAACCAGCCATCGTCGCCGCGCTCCAGGCCGGAATCAGCCCCAGCCAGATCGCAGCCGAGTCAGGCGTCTCCGACAGCCACGTCCGCGCCGTCCGGCGACAACACGGCATCCCAGCCAACCCCAGCTACGCCCACCTGCGCCCGGCAGCCGTGCACGCGGCACTGGACGCGACCGAAACGCAGGTCGAGACCGACCTCGAGGGGCCGATGGTGGTTAGCGTGCCCGTGCTCGACGACCCCGACTGCCTCAATCCGGAAGCAGGAAACTGATATGGCGAACATTCGTGATTTCCAGCCCGGCGTCAGCGAGCAGCGCGGTGCGATCACCGTGCAGCGGTTCGCGGATCCCATGCTCCAGTTCAGCTACGATCATGACGAGTTCTGGCGGTTCGGGATCGACCTGGCGGCCACCGACGCGAGCAAGCCGGCCGAGGAGGTGTGGCTCCGGCTGCACCGCAACGCCATCGAGTTCTACGGCGACGACGCGACGATCCTGTCGGCCGCCGCGATCGAGCTGCAGAGGATGGCGATCGCGATCGAGCCGGCCGCGACGCTGCCCGACGGCCGTGTGCTGGCCGGGCTGAAGCCGGAAGACCTGTACGCCCCCCCGGCTCCCGATGCCTGAGCCGCTCAGCGACGAAGAGATCGAACGCCGCAAACGCCTGGTGACCGAGACGCTCGACGACGTGGCGCAGCAACTCGACCGCGTCATCTCGCTGCTCAACTTCGATCCCCGCGACGGGCTTGAGCATGCTCGGACCGAGGCCGCGCGCCACGCCTACCAGACTGCGGTGCAGATCGTGCGCGCGGCCCGGCCGCGCCCCGAAGCCACCGCAGACATCTCGGTGCTTCCCGGGCCGCGCTTCACCGCAGTCGCCTTCACCCGCATCCTCGAGGGCCGCTTCCAGGAATTGCGGACTGCCGGCCGCACCCCTGTGGCGATCCACATCTCGGAGACCGAAGCGGGTCGGTGTGGGATCCGCGCTGCGACGCATGTGCTCGGCCTTCCGGTGATCCTGAGTGGTCGTGTGCCGTTGGGTGTCGTGCAGATCTCGGTGCTGGAGGATCCGCGCGTGCGCGACGTGCATCTGCCGGTTTACTTCACGGATTGACCTGTTGCGCACTGGGCCCTCGTCGCCTGTTGGTGGCGGGGGTTTCGTGGTGTGGTGGGGTGCTCGCCCTGGTGTTTAGCTCGGGTACAGATGTAATTGGTAGAGAATCATGGTGTTGGTGTCAAGATTCTTCCCCACCACTCTTGTGTTACCACAAGAACGGAGTATTGTAGTCCATAGAGACAGAAACCACCACGAAGGAGCCCCAAATGACCACCACCGCAGACGCCCAGCAGATCACCGAGACCTACAAGATGCTCACCCCCGCGCCCGGCCGCTCGATGCACCTCCTGCCGATCTACCAGATGTTCGACTGGTCGCTCGACCGGTTCCACGCCGCAATCCGGCACCTCAACGCCACCGGGGGCGCCTTCATCGAGCCGGAGCCGAAGCTGCGCTCCCTGACCGACACGGACCACATGGTGTCGCTGAAGATCGGCGGCGAGTGGAAGCACTCCATAGCGATCGACTACT